AGGGGCCGCGCCCACAGGTGACCCAGAGGTGTGCAAGGAGTTCTGCGAATCGTCGGACGCCATCCGTGAGTGTTCCGTCATGTGATGCCCCAAGTAGCTCATTAGAGTCGCTTCCGGTTGACGCGGCGGATGTGTGGGTTTTCGTGCATGGTGTCGTGCGAGGTTTCCGCTTCGGCTTGTTCGAGTCGGAGTCTCGCTGCATCCTCATCCGCCTTGGTGAACTGATAGACCTGCGATGAGGTCGTCTTGCCGTTCGCGAACCGCCGGCCTGCCTTGAGGGTCACGTACCAGCGCGCCGCCTCAGGGAGTTCCTCAAAGTCCAGCGCAACGACAACATCGGCCTTCACGCTCTCGCCAATGATGTAGGTGTGCCCGCGAGTGTCGTAGAGTTTTCGGCCACGAATGGAGAGCCGCTTGCGGTGTGTCTCGGAGGTGTAAAGCTGGACAGCCTTGAGGACGTTCGCGGGGAGAAGAATCTCGCCGGCCTCATTGGGCTCCAAGATGTATTCCACCTCGGTGTTCCAGTCCCAGCCTTCCTCTTGGGTTTCGCGGAGGGACTCCCCCAGGCGATTGAGCGCCGTTTCCGCGTCCGTGTTCATATCGGCGGAATCGAGGGAGGCGACGGGAGACGATGAGATGGTCTCAAGGAGCACGTTCGCCGCTTGGTGCAGCGTCGTGGGTCGCAAATAGTCAGCGAGCCGTGAGGCCATCTAATGGTCCCTATATGTATAATGTGCAGGAGGAGAAGAAATCCCCGGAGGCGGGGGCGACGGTAGCCTCCGGGGACCACGCGCTGCGAACGCTCAACGAGGTCGCAGCAACGATTCTTAGAACAGGTCCTTGTCGGGGTGGTTGGAGCCACGCAGCGACGTGGAGTCCGTGGTGGCCACCTCGAAAGCGCACTCGGGGCGGAGCTTGCCGTGTCCGTTGAACTTGGACGCGATGAGCAAGGTTCCCAGCCGGTCGGCCTGATCCTTCATCACGACACGCAGGCCGCGCCGCGCGAGGGTGCCCACCGCCATCTGGTTGGAGATGTGGCCCATCACGTTGGTGAAGTTGCCTTGGTATTTCGCAAGGCCCGTCGTGACGTTCGTGCGGGGGATGTGGTTGGTGGCCTTGATGGCGATGCCGGCGAGCGGGCCAGCGGTGCCCTGCCCTCGGTTGCTGTTGCCGCTCCACTGCTTGTTGTCCAGCGAGGAGTATTTGGACAAGGCGAGGTATTGCGCCCATCCCATGCGGTAGCTCAGGGGGCCGCCGCCAACGTCGAACTGGCGAATCCACTGGACTGCCGCGAAGGCCGCAGCCTCCATGTGTGCCGGATCGGTCAGCACGTCAGCGTGGAAGTAGCCGTTGGGGAGCGGGCCACCGCCGAGTCGATAGTTGGCCTTGTCGCGACCGTAAGGGCGGTCCGTCACGCGGGACGCGAGGATGTGCATGATGGCGACTCGCCGGTCATACATCGTGGACAGCGATTGCCCGAGTTGCGTGGCGTAGGGACGCATCACGTCGTAGTGGTTCATGAGTTCGTCCACTTCGGCAACGAACACCGCATCCACCACCATCTTGTCGAGGGAGATTTCGATGTCGTTGTGCTCGATGGAGCCGCCCAGGATGATTTCGCCCGGCTCGTGTTCCATGGCATCGCGCTTGCGGCCGATGATCGGGAACGTGTCCGCCTTACCCTGCGTGATGTTGCGGGTATAGGTCAGCGACTCGTAGTCGTTGCCTTCCTCCCACGATTCCAGCACGAGGTTGCCGAACTCGGTGAGGAAAAGCTCTCGGTCGTCCGTGCCGGTATTCAGCCGCGCACCAGGACGCGAGCGTGCGTCGGTGTGTTCACTCATCTGAGGAGACTCTCCTTGTTGTAGGGGGTAGGTCTAGGTCCGGTGTAACGGCGTCTTGGGCCGCCCTCGCTACATCCTCGGGCACCTGATCTGGTACCTTTCCGATGGCCTCCACCAAGCCAGCGAGGCGTCCCGGCATGAACAGGGATTTGCCCTGCTTGATGCCAAAGGTGGCGGCAAAGATGATGGCCCACCCGTACATGAACAGCGTGGGCGCTTGCGGGTCGAAACTTGCGAGGAGCTTGAAGCCCTCTGCGATGACCTCGCGCGGTCCCGGTATGAACACGCCGATGATGGGAACGGACCAAATTGCGATGAGGATTTCGTCACGCCACGTCTTGTCGAGAGGTGACGCCCATTTGAGGTCCCACTCGATTTGAGCTTTGGCGCGGTATGCAGCGAGTCCGACTTTCGCCCTCTCAGTGGCGAGTTCGGAGCGGTAGCGTGCTAGGCGAAGTGCCTTTCGATGGAGCCTCCATCTCCGCAGGGACACACCAAGGTCCCCGCAGAGTGGAATCCGGCTCATGCTCTCCCGCTATTTCGATTTCTTCCCGGTGTACCAATCGGACGCCTTTAAGCGTCTCCGGTTTTCGTTGAGCAACTTCTGGTCACCCTTACCATTGTTGGCGTCGGTGGCCTTCTTGAAGTCCGCGCGGTACTCCGCGTGGTTCTTGTAGCCTTCCACCTCGCTCGCGCCTCCTGACGGCGCGCTGCCACCCGTTGAGGTCGTGCGGTTGGGAGACGTGCGGCGCGATTTGGGGTTCGCTGAGGAGAACCGGGACATGAGGAGGTCCACCGCATCGTTGCGAGACTCCGTGTCGCCGCTATGGATCGCCTTGTTGAACTTCGCTGCGGCTTCCTTGGAGTATCCGCCGGATCGCGCCCATACGAGGGCGTCCTGGTAGCGCTCGTTGCCGCCCGCACGCTCAGTGATTTCCATCGCGTTGATGCGAGCCTTGGCGACTTCTCCACGCTCAACCGACTTGGCCATCTCGCGGGAGATGCCCTTCGACTCCAAGAACTTGTAGGTGCCCTCCGAAAGGGCCCCCGTTGCGGAGTCATTATCCTTGATGTTGGCCGCCCAGTCGGCGGAGAGGGCTTCCATGTTGAGTGCGCCGCCTTCCTGGGTGAAGCGCTTCTCGTAGGCCTGCACCACATCCGCTTTCGCACCGTCGAACTCGGGGAGTGCCTCAGGGGCCCCCTTCCCGTCATCCTCGCCGGCTGCTTCCTTGTCGCCGTCCTTGTTGGCGGCGAGTTCGGCACGCTCCTCCTCGGAGAGGTCAAGGTCGCTGTCGTCCTCGCGGACCGGCGCATCAGCCCCAACCTCAGCGGTGAGACCGCCCGTGCGTTCGCGGTGAACAGCCGGCTTGTCCTGCCCGTGCGGGAGCGGCGTTCCGAGTTCAACGGAGAGTCCTGCTCGCCCGCCAACCTGGGTTTCCGGTGCAAGGGTCTCGGCGGCGAACTTGTTGGTGTTCGTCGTGTCGTTCAAAGTGCGGCCTCCTCATTGGCTTGTGGCGGTGCGGCCCCGAGTTCACCCTCGGAGGGTGACTGCTGTTGCTGCTGGGGGGCCATGGCGGGTATTGCCTTTGCGGCAGCACTGATTGCAGGCCCCGTGCCTTTCTCAAGCATGGTTTGCCGCATAGAGTTGTTCTGCTGCTGCGCTTCAAAGTCTTTCTGCGCTGCTGGTGTTCGCACGAGGCCGTCCATCGGCACTGACTCGTGCATGTACACGCGGCGTACCAAGTCATGCATATTGACGTACTGGAGGCTAGCGCCCTTCGTGAGTTCAACGTGAGACTTGGTGGCGCGCACGAGGTTTTGTCCCGCGACGGTGCGCCCCTGCGCTTCCAACCCAGTGACCACGGCAGCGCGAAATACGCCTTCGGGCAGCTTGGGGAGGTTCTTGTCCTCCTCGTAATGAAGCGCCACCGCACGACGAACCACATGACGCTGCGTGGTCTGGGCAATCTCGGAGTAGAGGCCGCCCGTGGCTTGGTCCAACTCCATGGCCATCCGCGAGAACTCCTCAGCGGTGACACGCTCCGCATCACGCTGGATGGAGGAGATGTTGAGGAACGCTCTAGCGAGTCGCCGTGCTGCCGCCTCGATGTTGTTAGAGACGAACTGGAAGTCGCGTTGCTTGTGGGTGAGGTCTGGACCTGCGGTGATGTCGGTTGCGTCACCAACCATCATGCTGAGGTTGCCGGCCTTCTTAAGCTGGCGCGCGGATGTGCGGGAGCCCGGCTTGAGGAACAGCCACAGGAGAGACGCCATGGAGGAGCCGTCATTGAGGCTAGCCGAGTGGCCTTCCACCAAGAGGAGGTCCCCTTCGTATTCCTCGCAGTACGAGCGCCCCCAGTTCTGTTTGTAAACGGGAATCATCCACGCGGCGTAAAGGGGCGGCTTGTCGAAGTCCGTCTCCACCTCGGTGTCCGTTATGAGTTCGCCCTCGAACTCCTCCCAGTATTCCCATGCGTATGCCTTGCTGGGGTCGGTGCGGACGTTGTGGCCTTTCGCACGCACCCTTTTGCACACCGCGTAAATGTCAGCCTTGCGCTCGTATTCCTTTTGCTCCTTTAGCTCGGGCTTCATCGCAAGGATCATGTCCCGGATGTCGTCCTCCAGGTCCATCACGAGCTTGCTACGCTTGAGGATGACGTAAAGTTGTTCACCCTCATCGTTACGCTGTACCACGTAGCAGTCTGGAAGGTGGTACAGCGGCGAGTCCATGCGGATGTGCTCCCACAGGGAGTTGCCGGCTACGATGAGGACTTTGAGGAATCCCGTATAGGCCGCCCGGATGTTCGTGGCCTCAAGTCGGCTCTTGTGCTCCAACTCCAGGCGCGACAAGGCAATCTGCACCTCGGTCCACAACTCCGGGTTCTGGTCAATGTCCGCGCGGAGTTTGTGCTCGATGGGCTCGTATCGCAGGATTGGGCGCTCGGGGGGAAACGCCATGAACTGGATCTTGGAGGCCAGCGTGTTGAGACACAGAGCCCCGATGCTTTGGTTCTTCTCCCCGGAGTCGTCACCCGTCTTGTATCCCAGCGGAGGAAACACGGAGGGTACCGTAATTTCCGCCATCTTGCGGCCCTTCGACACGACGGCTTCACGGTCCTTTGAGAGGTGCGTGTAGAGTTCGTGCGCGGGGCACCCGAGAGAATACGGGCCTGTGCGGGCCACCGTTGAGTGGTCCGCCGCGTTGGTGCCGTCCTGGTACATTATGTGATTGACGCGATGAGGTGAGGGCTAGATGTCGAGCCCGGAGCCGCCAGTGAGTCCACCTTGAACGCTGCGGTCAACGCGGGTGGTAGGGCCGCGCTTGCCGAACGTTGAGGTTTCTTCGCGCTTGCGGGCTGCGGTAAGCGAGGTTTCATCCGGCGGTTCTGCTGCGGGTGCCGCTGCGGGAGCCGGCACCACGGAAGGCTGCTGCTGCTGCGTTGGGGTGTCGTCACGTGAACTGCCAATGCTGCACATATGTCACATCTCCAGATTATCGAGGTAGCTTCCGGTTTGCTTCACGGTGGGCACAGAAGTTTTGCCCTGCGGCGCAACGGGAACGCTTTCCTTGTTGGTGGGTGCGGCCACTATCTCAGCGGAGGCCATCGCTTCCTCAGGAGTGTAGGCCGGCGAGTTCGTTGGTGCGACGGGCTGCGTGTTCGGCACCTTTACGCCCATGCACATGGCTAGAGCGCTGCGTTGGTGCGGACCAGACTCGCGGCGAGCCGGTTGGCGTCCTTCTCCATCGCGGTGAGGATGACCTCCATGGCTTCCATGAAGGAACCCCGCGCGTTCACCTCCGCCGGCTCATCTCCCTGGGGCGCTCCGGTGAGTGCCGACTCGTTGGCCTCACCCACGTGCATGGCGCTGCGGAGAGTTTCCCCAACGTGGACCATGCGGCGGAGAATTGCCTCAGCGCGGGTCGGGGAGGTGTCGGCCTTGTTTCGATTCTTTGAGCCCATCGGTGCTAATCCTTTATGAGTGCTTCGCTCGCTTGGATGATTTCGAGTTCGTCCATCTCCTCATCGGTGAGGGACAAGTCCGTGCGGACGCTTCCTGGAACGCGACTGCGGAGGATCGTGATGAGGTCCACCGCGCCCGCATACCGGATGTGGTCCTCGATGGACTCGTGGCGCTCGATCACGCGGTTAGGAAACGCCTTCTCCAGCCACGCCACCTGGGCGTCCGTGAAGATTGGCCATTCCGCCTCGGGACCTACGAGGTTCTCCACCAAGCGCGGGCTCACGTGCTCAGGAAGCGCCATAAGCGAACTCCTCTTTGAGGCACGCCTCGATGTTTGACTTGTAGGGCTTCCACCAATCGGGGTCCCCTAGCCTCCGCTTGCACTCCATGATGACGCAGCGGATGGCTTTTGAATAATCAATGCGGATGTCTGCATGCTTGTACGGAGCGCGGAGGGTGTACTTGACGAAATTGGACTCAAGGAAAGTCAGTTCGTTGGTCGCGCAGAAGTACACGGGCTCAATCTTGAAGCGGTTGTAGTGGTTCGGCATAACCACCACGTCGCTGGGGAGAGCGCTTGCAGGTTTGCTCATCGGCACCGCGTTGAGGACTTCGCGCCGTTTCGCTCGATGCCTTCGCATCATTCGGTCGGCCTGCGGATTCTCTCCGAACACCCGGTTGAGTTCCTCCTGGATGAGGTCATCCGTTGCGAGGTCCTCGGGGGATGGGCGGAGCGGGTCGAACTTCATGGGCGGGTGGTGCTCGAACTGTGCGACGAATGGAGTCGGAGGTGCGGGCCGCTCGCTTTGCGCCCTTCGGCAGTACACCCCGTGCTTCCCCGCTTGCGTGCAGGAGAAATTCTTGCAGGTACAAGGCTCAAGATGCGCGGCCATTCAGTTAGGCACCCAGAGTTTCACCGCTCCGGTCTCCCTGTCGTATTCGCCGGCCCTGAGGATGCGCGCGAGGCGAGCGTTAAGGAGCGCCTCCGCTTCATCCCGTCCCGCCTTCTCGTAGTGAGTCACGATGCAGCGCCACATGGAGTCGGTGGGCTTGCTAACCCATTTGGTGGTCGCCTGACCTTTGCGCGCTCCACGAGTCACAACGCCGTGCTCGGGGACTAGCTCCTTGGGGTCGGAGAGGATGCGCTTGGAGCGCTCCATGCCGATGCCGGGGCAACCTGCGTAGCCGTCCACGCGGTCGCCCGCGAGGGATTGCACCATGTGGAACCAGTTCGCGTAGTCCTCGGTGACTTCGCGGATGATAGGCTTGCCAGCGTGGTTCACGTCGCGCCCCATCTGGTGGTGGAAGCCGGGGATGGTGTCGAAGTCTTTATCCTTGCCAACCACTACGGTCTTGCCGGGGTATTCCTTCGGCGCGGTCGCGAGGATGCCTAGAACGTCGTCCGCTTCGAGTCCCGCCCAGTGACTCGCGGAGTATTTGGTGCGGAGATATTCCTTGAGCCGCCCTAGAAGCAGCGGACGCACCTTGGTGGAGGACTGCTCATCGTCGCCCCACTCATCGCGGTTCGTCTTGTAGCTAGCCGCGAGTTCGATGCGCCACGAGCCTGCGGGGTCCGACAAATAGACTTGCATCCCGGTGGCGTGGAGGTCGCGATATAGTCCGAGGAGGATGTTGTCCACCACGGCCTCGCCCTCGGTGACATTCGCGAAGGGCATCACGTACCCGTGGAAGTCCTCCATGGTTTTCTGCACGGCCGCCGCTGCACGATACGCAACGGTGTCGCCGTCAATCAGGAGCGTAACTTCCTCACGCTCACGGCCTGCCATAAATGTCTGCCTCACGGTCGAATAGCTGGAGGATGTTCGTGTGAACGTCATCCGATGTCTGGAGTTCGTAGACCTTGCCGCGCGAGAACCGGATGGCTTCCGAGAGGATTGGAAGGTCCAGTGCCTTACTCTCGGCTTCGCTTTGATTGCGGCCATAGGTGCGGTACGGGCGCTTCGGATCACGCCTTAGGTAAATGTCCACGTTGTGGTACCGCGCACGCATAGCCTCGATGAGTTCGCGGAGCGTCCCTACTCCCGATGAGGCATACACAGGGCCCATGCCGATGGGGGAGTCGGTGACGATGAAGTTCACCTTGCCGATAAGACGGAAGCAGCGGTGCTCCTGCATGGCGGTGACATAGAATTGGTCCGCAAGCGCTCGCATGTTTTCCTCGTAGGTGAGGTCCTTTGCGAACTCGGTCACTTCCTCCACGAGGTCGCCTCGCGCCTTCATCATGTTAAAGAGGCGAGCGCGAAGGGAGGACTTCCCAACCCCCGGTGCGGCCCAGAGGTTGAGAAGGAACGGACGGTCGAACATTAGCGGCGGGTGACCTTCGCCCAACCCTTCGTCCACTGCTCCAGAACCCAGAGCTTGAACGGGAGGAACGTGTCAGGGCTAAACTCCGCCCAGAGGACGCACCCGCCCACGATGAACATGAGGATGAGCCCCAAGCCCGGAGCCCACACGGCGAGCACGAGTAGAAGAATCGTGGCGAGAGCGATAAACACGATCATGGAATTACTTGCGGCCTCCGAGGTGGTGATGCCTTAGGGCGTAGAGCCCCTCAGCGGTTATGTGCCAGTCCCGCCCATAGGTGCGCCCGTCCGGGTGGATCACGGAGAGCCACCCTACGGATGCAGCAAAGGCTACGGCGAAACGGAATTGTCGTGCGTAGTTGGACTCTATACGGAATGGGGCCAGCCACGCGGCTTCACAGGATTCCCAGACGGCGGGATGCACCTGTCCAATGTAGCCCGCTCCGGTGAACGCCCTTGAGCGGCCCAGATGCTTAGGACTCCCAGAGCGTAGACCGTTGCGAGAATCGTCCCGATGCCCGACGTTCGCATTAGTGTGTCTCTGCCCAGTTGTGCCCGTGTTTGGTTTCCGTGCGGAAGCGGCCCCGGAGCCCGAGGACTTCTCCCGCTTCGACGGCCGACTCTTCGGAGTATTTCGCGATGATCGGCCCGAGGCCCGGACGGTGTTCGTTCTGTTTTTCATCGTGGACCCAGAGCACTTGGTTGTAGTCCACGCGGAGCTTGTAGCCTGCGGCTCGCATCCTCTTGTGGAATAGGATAATCCAAACCTTGCACGCCGAAGCGCCTCCACCCTGGAGGAGCGTGTTGAGGGCAGCGTGGGGTTTGCGAACGTGAAGCTTGCGGCCGTCAATGCACCGCACCCAGCCCTGCCTCTTGGCCAGCCCGGTAATGTCGTCCTTCAAGAACTTGAGGCCGATGATGGCCTCCATGATCTTGTTGATGCCGCGAGAGCCCTTCACGATGCGCGCCTTGTCGAGGTCGTTAGGTTCCTCGTAGTCGCGGCCTTGAAGTTTCTTCATCCAGCGAAGGCGCTGGGGGAGTCCCGGATCAAGTAGAAGCTGTGGGACTTCCGGTTCCTCTACGCCCATCGCCTTGCCGGCCGTTAGGGCACCGCCTCCGTAAATGATGAGGTAGCCAAGCGTCTTGGAATCTCGGCGGGGTAGCCCTGTCATCTCTCCGTGTTCGGCGTGAGGATCACGAGACGGATCACACACACGCTCGGAGAATGCGCCTTCGTCGAGTGGGTGGAGGTAGTGCCCAAGGAGGATGAACTCCAAGGACGCCATGTCGGTGCCCGATAACTCCCAGCCCTCGCTAGCGATGAACAGGGAGCGGGCCTCGTAGCCAAAGCCACCCTCGACTCCCATGACGGGACGCTTGGCGATGATCTTGCCGGTACTGTCTTTGACCTCCTCCACGACTACGGAAGGAGTCTGCCCAAGGTTCGGATTAAAGTGAGCGCCTCGCCCAGTGACAGTCCCAAGTGGATCGACACGGCCATGAACGTGGCCATCGGGACCAACGCACTGGAGCCACGCCTTATTGCCGTCCGCAAGGAAGCCCAGCGTTTTGGTGACCACGAAATAATCGAGGATGACCTTGCGGGTGTGCTCGTCAATGAGCGCGGAAGGAATCGCCTTGATCGCACTTTCGTCCACCTGAGGTTTGCCTGAGGGGGTGAATACCGAAGGCTTCCACGCGAACTTGCGCTTGAGGCGGTCCGCAAGGTGATCGCGCGATGACGGATTAAACTCGGTCCACTCGATGCGGCAGTAGTTGCCACCCTCGGTGTAGTACTCGCGGACGAACTCTCCGGTGAAGTCAGGTACCGTCTTGAGTCCCTTCACCTCCGCATGGATGCGTCCCGCGAGTTTCCCCACTTCGGGGTCCTCGATTGCGGGAAGGTCCTTACGGGTTCGCGCTACGGCTCGATTGTTGGCGCGTCCCCTGTTGGGGTCATCCTTTGGTGCGTACCACGCTCCGAATATCTTGCGGAGTTCGTCGGTCATCTCCGCCTGGGAGTTCTTTAGGTCCTGCGTGAGGGCTACCGCGCGGTCCTTGTCGAAGCAGACTCCAACCTCCTCCTGCTCCGAGATGATGCGAGTCATCTCCATTTCAATCCAGAACGGGAGCCACGGCCACACATAGGCCCCTTCCGGGGAGTCCTCCGTCCAGCCGATGCGGCGGCACAGGAGAGCAAAGAGGTCCTCGTTAACAACGCCGTCCTGGATCATGTAATCCTGCATCTCAGGACTCCACGCATCCCACCCGCCGTCGTACTCGCCCTTATAGTTTCCGATGCGGTAACCCCACGCACCCAGCGATTGACGCTTGAGGTACTTCGCCGGCATGCGCCCCGTATGGAAACGCTTCATGTCCGGGCCGATGAGCAAGTCCGCAGGCCACACCATCTTGCACGCGGGGAGCGTGTCGAAGGTGAGGAAGTGCTCGGGGTCGTACTTGGTCGGGTAGACCTTCGCGATGGCGCGATGATCGAACCCAATAAAGTTGTGGCCGATGATGACGCCAACCTCATCCATCAACCACTCGGGGTATTCACGGATGTTGTCCTGGGTCCAGTGCTTCGCGGTGCCCCTGAGGATGTCCCGCGAGGTCGCGCAATGGAGTCGATCCAACTCAGGGATGAGGCCGTTGGTCTCGATGTCCGAAACGATGATGCGCTTGTCGCGTGCCCTCTCCAGGATTGGCTCCGGGAGTTTGTACTGAGTCACCAAAATCTAACACCGTGGCCACGATACAAGATGGTGGCTGTAATGAGTCCGATGGGGCCGAATAGTCCGACAAGGAGCGCATGCATGAAGTCCGCCCAGTCGTCGGTTGGAATTGACCAGCGCCGATACTCTGCTCCCAAGTCGGCAAAGGTCATCCCGAAGGCGACAACGCCGCAGAGGGCCCACACCACAATTAGGGCGATCATGCTCCTAGGGTCCTAACTGTTGAGCGGGCGGAGGTACTTGCGGCGGACCGCAGCGGTGAGGCCGTTGGTGAGGCGCTCAATGTACGTGAGGATTTTCACGCGGCCCTCCTCCAAGGTGCCGTGCTTATCCAGCGCGGCGGGGAGAAGGCCTCCCTTGTCTTTCCACTCAGGGATGGCGCGATAGCTCACACCGTGGTGGAGAAGCGTGTCGTAGGCGTAGAGGAGAAACTTAGTCCACGCTGCCGCCAGAGAGAGGCGAACGCTGAGGATGCGATTCTCCCGAACCAGCGGGGGCTCCTCGGTGGACTTCACCATGATGGGTATTCTCCTTAGTAGTCCCCCCCCGTTTCTGGGGCTGGAGGGAAATTTCTCGAACTTCCAGCGTCGGATTCATCTCCAGGCCACGGCTCATCCGTAGGCTCGTACCGCCCCGTCTCCATGTCGTACTTGAGGATGCACCCGACTCCGGTGAAGCGGGCGACACGGTTCTTGAGCCATCGGACTCTGAGGAGGTCCGGCCGGTCTCCTTGTTGGTCTCTCTCATAAGCGATCACGTTGTGTGCGAAGTGGGTCAACGCTCCGCTGCCCTTGATGTCGGGGAGGCCAATCGCAGCGCCCTCCTCAAAGGGAGTGCCATCCGGTTTGCGGAGGTGGTACCCGATGTGAAACGAGATGCCTTGCGCCTTGGCCTCCGCTGCGAGACGGCCCGCGAGGCGGTCCTCCTCTTGCGTGCGGTGTGCTGCGGGAAGCTGCGACACAAGGAACGTCAGTGGGTCTAAGACGATGACCTTGCAGTCGAGGGCTTGGCGCATGTAGCGAATGTAGGAGAACACCGCGTCGAGTCCGTACTCGGCTTGCTCGGGGTCGTACATCTCCAAGCGACGACTGCCGAACAACTCATCGAAGAGTCGAAGGCCTTCCTTGTCGCTCACAGGTTTGAGGCTCAACATCTTGCCCGCATGGATGCCCAGCATGGCAACCATCGCTTGCTTGGTGAGGTCCTCAAAGCCGAACCACCCAACCTTGCAGGGCTCCTGCACGGGAAACCCTTTGATGAACTCCTCGCCCGTCCACTTCACGAGGTGGTTGGCGTAGTGAATCATCAGTGTGGTCTTAGCGATGCCCGTACCGCCTACATGATAGGTACATTCGCCGGGGCGCATCCCCACGGACTTTTCGTTGAACACGTCCCACGGGTATGGCCACGATGGAGTCTGGAGGCCTTCCTCAAAGAATGATTCGCGCCGGTCGGCTGCGTTAATGATTCCTAGAGGCCGCCACGGTACTGCTGCCCAGACTGCATTATATATGTCGCCCGCACGGTTCTTGCTCAACGCATCGGATGGGCCCTCCGCGTCGGGGATTCTTGCAATTTTGACCTTACCGACTGGAAATAGTGTTGCGACTTCTTGTGCCGCTTTCTCCCATGTGCTATCGGCCCCAAAGAATAAAATTATTTCTTGGAACCTATCGAGCCATCGGTAGTTTGTTTTGCACGATTTGGCGGCCCCAGTGCTACCTCCCGTCACGCTCACGCAGGGCATGGTGATGCGGGTAGCCTGGGCCGTGCTCATTGCGTCCCTCGGGTCCCGGTGAATTACAACCTTGCGGTCGTTCCGGTCTCCGAAGGCATGCATTCCGAATAGTTGAAGGTCCTCTCCTAACTCCCCGATCACTTCCGACTCTGTGGGGCCCGTTAGTAGCTCTTGGGCTACAAGGTTGCCCTTCTGGTCGTACAGCGGTGCAACTTGCACGCGCTTTCCCTTATAGCCACCTTGGAAGTATCCGAAACGACGGAGTGTCTCCGTGGTTAAGTTCCTCTTAGTCAGAGGGGCCCACGCTCCGTCTCCCGGTTTAAGGAGTCCTTTGGGTGTCGCCACCGTCACGCGCTCCTCTCGGTGCTGCTGGTCGGGTGGTGTGTGGTATCCGCACGAGACATTAAAGCAGTGCGAGTGGCCGTCCGCGTATTTGTTGAGGCGCTCCTTGCCGCACTCAGGACATGGGAGCTTGGTGGCAACTTCGATGGAGCCTAGGCCGCCTTCGCGGTCACTCATGCCAGCCTCGCGTGTCCGTACTCCACCAAGATTTTCCTTGCTGCACCTTTAGCTATCTCGGGGTACGTCACTGCGAATCCTGTTCCAGCCCTGAGGTCCTCCTCCGAGATTCTATCCTTGTGTCGGTGCGTGATGTTCTTCCACTCGCGCAACATGGTGTGACACACCTCATCAAACCAAGTGTCGCGAACCGGCGAGATGTCCATCACGTAGTAGGACCAACTCAGGATTAAGAACCAGGGGATGTACATTGAAGGGCCTTCCTTTGAGATGACACCTTCAATGTACTTCTCAAGCTTCTTTTGCCTCGAAAGCAGACTCGGAACACGTGACCGCCGGACGGCCTTCGGCTTCGCCTGGGTCCTCCGTGTCGGTGGCATATTGTGGGCGTCCCGTGTGATCTGCGGTGAAGCCTACTGGGAGGCTCACGCGCTTGAGGATCATGCGGCCCCGAACGTCGCGGATGCCCGTCCGTACATAGGCGACTTCGCCAACGATGATGTCGGGGACAAGTCCGTACTCTCCGTCCTCAAGCCACGGCAACCACGTGCCCTTCTCACGCATCCAGCGCCTTTCCGCCTTCACGTCGGCTGCACCTATCGAGGCGGAACGCCAGCTTGCGGGCCTTGCGTTGGGCGTCCTCCAGGATGTCTGCCGACTCCATGATCTGGAACATGGACTCGATGCGGCCCATAACCAGGAAACCAACGGCGTCCGCCTCCTCGCACACGCAGCCCTTGATGTCATATGGAACGATGAACGTGCGGGACTTGACGATGGGCGGCTCCTTAAGGGGAGCCACGTAGCGCGGAATTACTGGAGCCATGAGAGCGCCACTGCGGCGAATATGGTGGACACCACGAGCGCGTAGACTCCGATTGCCCAGAGGAGATGCCGCATCGCGTTACTCCTCCGTGTTGATGTCGAGCCAATACGCCTTGTAACGACGATTGTGCTGGTCGGTGCGCCACTCGTCTGCGATGGAGACTCCGCCGCGCCTAATCTCGCGGATGCACCGCGTGGTGTCCGCAATGCCCAGCGTAAGGTGAGCGTACAGCGCGGTGATGACGGCCCCTCGCCTGAGGTGGTCCAGCATCATGGTGGCTTGCGGCGACATGAATGCGGTTGCCGTGAAGGCGTGAACAGCTTCGCCAACCATTACGAGGCCGCCTTCTCGGTGCGAGCGAGTAGAGCCGCCAGAGGCCTAACCCTCGATACATCGCGGGACTTGAGGCTCTTGCGCAGGGTGTGGACATTGAGCGTCGGACACTTCGATGTGCGGCGGTAGCGGCCAAGTTCGCGGTGGCCAACCACCTTGGCCTCCGGGAATTGCTTCAAGAAGGCCAAGGCGATTAACCTCACGGCCGTGCGCTGGGGAGCCGTGAAGTTGTCCTCATGGTGTTTCCCCGACTCGTCACGGCCGCCAATGAGGCAGATGCCGATGGACTCGTGGTTGTAGCCGGGCGTGTGTGAGCCGATGGTGTCGAGTTCGCGCAGCCGGTGGATGCACCCGTCCCGGTCGATAATGAGGTGATAGCCGATGTCCAGGAGGCCGCGCGCCCTGCCCTGCCATCGGAGGACCTCAGCGGGCTTTGACACGTCCAGGCCTGTGTGGCTGTCGTGAACTATCAGCAAAGTGGTCAAGCGCCGCCTGCGGTACTGGAACGGTGCGGGGTCCACGCGCTCCGGGCTTTGCGGGTTCTCTGGCCCAGGCAACGGGGATAAGGCCGGCAGCCCACTTGAATCCATGTTTCTCTGCCCACATTGCGTGTGTCGTCTTGCTCCCCTTCGACATGGGAGCGTGCGGTTTCTGAAAGACGAACCGGATGTCCAGGTCGGGGTGGGCAATCTTGATGAATAGGTGCTTTGCGCGGTCCTGCGGCTCGAACTTCCCCTTGGTCTCAACGATGATGCCGTTGGGTAGCTCAAAGTCCGGCGTGTAGGAGCGCTCCGTGGTCGGGATGATGTACTTGATGACCACGGACTCAAACACCACAGGGATGCCGTTGGCCTCCAGGTGCTTTGCGTTCTTCTGCTCAAGACCGCTTCGGAAGCCGTGGCGTAGTCCGGTCTTGAGGTCGTTGCGGAAGCGCTTCCAAGATTGGAACTCGCGGGAGACTGCCACTAGGCGTATTCTCCCAGTTCATGTACTAGGTCCGATGTGAGGACGTAGCTCCCCAACACAAAGCGGTCCTCGATGGACACCACGGTGTCGTCGCCAAGTGTGCGATTGACGCGATGCACGAGCGTGTTCACGGAGGTGGGTTGTGCGAACCCCATGCGGCGCTGGAGCCACCACCTGGAGGCACCCATCGGGCCTTGCCGGCGGATGTGCGTTAGGAGTTCGTCAAGGCGCGGATGCGTGAGGCGGGCCATTAGTGCAGCCTCCCCCAACCAACCACCACGAACATGGTGATGATGGCTAAGGTGATCGCGATAGAGCACGCGCGCTCGTACCGCGAGGAGTACATCCTCACGTTCTGCATTTCAGTCGCTCCCGTTGATGAAACTTGTGGGTGTGCTGCTAGCCGCGTAGTGCTCGGGCTAGCCTCGCGCCGCAGTGAGGACGCCATCCACCCACTGGATGAAGTCGCTACCGCATTCGTCCTTCTGGATTTCGGACTTGCGGATGTTCGTCATGGCGCGAGTAAGGGTCGGCAGCGTCCAGCCGCCTTTAGGCTCCGGTAGAGCGGCGAGCTTGCCGAAACACTTCCGGTATTCGTGCGGGATGTTCGGAACGTCGGGCCTAACGGTTCTTGCCGCCGCGACTTTTTGCTCTGAGGTCAAACAGCCGGCGAGCAATAGACTCAGGCACAACGATAGCGCCGCTAGTGTCCCGCGCTGCGTCATTGTTGATGCGCTCAATCTCGCTCTCCAGTTCTTCGGTACGTCGCTCCGCTGCTAGCCTGCGGTCCTCCTCAGCCTTGCGGACCTTCTCGAACTCCGTGGCGAGGCGCTCGCGCTCCTGCTCTGCGGCTTTCTCCCACTTGTGTTTCTCAAGGGCGCGGCCTTCGGTGATGCCTCTCGCTCCGCCAGCGATGGTGAAGGTGATCGCGAGAATGATTCCCGCTGCGAGGCCGCCGAACCGTGTGGGGATGTGCAGGAAGGCGAGACACGCAACGGCCGCGCCAAAGACGATCCACACCTGCCACGGGATGAACCCGAGGATGAACGACGTGATGAAACTCACGGCTGGTTGTTCTGGTTGACGACAAGGGCCCCTGCGATGTCCCGCGCGGAGCCTCCCGTCGTGTCAGTGTCGGCGGCACCCGTCACCACGGCCACCACCATGCCCAGCTTGAAGTGGACTTGAAGGTTAGCCGCCCATGCCAGATTGGAGCCGGTCACAGGGATGCGCAGCTTTGGCAACGTGGTGCCTACGGTCACGTCCGCTGCGGCGGCTGCGTCGTAAAGCTTCGCGTAGCGGGCGGAAGCATTGGCGTTCGCGAGATGGTAGCCGTGAAGCTGGCACGGGCCCTTCTGCACGAGTACGGCGCTCGCATCGCCTGGGGATGATACGGCGAAGGTGCTCATTCCTGTGGTCTCCAATCAAAGGTGCCTCCCCCAAGCGCGGCGGGGTCTCCAAGCGGGTGGATAGCGCGACGTTCGGGAGGAACGCGAGGTTGCGCTATGGGCGTCCACCAAAGGCGTGGAGCGGCGGCGCTTGGGGGAGGACGTGCGGGCGGCCAGGATGCTGTCGAACCATCGGGGCCCCACGCAAGCGTGTGTCAGTAATCGGCGGAGGTGCGATCCTCGTTGGAGGCGTTGCCCTGCTCGTTGGAGTCCTCGCGGTCGAGTGCATCATCCACGTAACCGCCCTCCACCTCATCGAAGCCACCGCCCGTGCGCTCCGCTTCCTTGATGAGTTGCACGAGGCAGAAATCGAGACGGACGCCAGCCTGCTTGGTGGACTTCACGGCCACGTTGCGGGGTGCGTACATAGTGCGGATCGTCGCGCCTCCGAACACGTTGGCATTGGTCGCCTTGTTCTTGGAATCGCGGATGCCCATCTTGAACACCTTCACGGACCCATCGTGCAGGCGAATCTTGGCGTTCTGCTTGAACTTGAACACGAGACGTCCGGTCGGATTGCCGTCATCGTCCGTCTCCTCCTCATAGGGATGGTAAACGGTCCATTTCTTCTTTTCGGCCCCCTTGATTTCGGGATTGTCGGTCACCTCCTCCGCATAGGCCCGCTCACAGTCTGCGTCGATTTCCTTGCGGAACCCCTCCACGTCGGCCCCCTCCATAACGAGGCTCACGTGGTACACGCCGTCCTGGTTGTACTTCACGTCGGGCTTGTTGACCCACGAGTGGCGTGCAATGCCGATAGGCGACGGCCGGTACTGGGCCTTCCGTGTGCTGGTGGCCATTTGTGGAGGTCTCCGATAATGTCTTGAGTGGTGGGTTAACCGTTAGCCCATGCGGCTAATTAGGAAAATGCCGAAGATGAAGGCCCAGATGAGCCCAACGATGATTGTGGGCATCCAGATGATCCACGCGGAAAGGTGTGCGAACTCCGGTACGGCGTACCACAAGACCAGGAGAACAACCTGAGCGAGGATGAGGAAGACGGCTCCCATTAGGCCACCTGTGAGGTTACCGCGAAGGTAGCCGTGGAGTACGTCTCCCCGGTCTGGGCTACGAGCCCCTCCGCCTTGAGTTGGGTGATGGTGTTATCCACCACGGTCTGGTCGATCCCTCCCGGTGAGACCTTCGCGGCAATCTCGGACGGTGTGAGTCCGGGGTTCGCGCGGATGGTCGCAAGGATGTTGGCGTATATGGAGGGCATTAGCGGTTGTCTCCGAAGTGGGCACCCGTGATGATTGGTATGCGGAATACGCGCACGACAAGGCGCTGCATCCGGGTTAGTGGAGCCCTGCCCTGCATGATCGTGCGGTAGTGCCAGTTGAGGAACGAGACGGCCGCCTTGCGCGTTGCCTCCGTCATCACTGAGGCGTGCGGGCGGACTATCTTGATGGGCCCTTGTTCTGTGTATACCTCGGATGCCGCCAGTAATTTAGGCGCTTCCTTAAGGTTTTGCATGTGACCGTGTTTGCGCTATGATGCCCATACGGTGAGAATTATGGAGGCTATTAGCCGCGCATTTCTCTACCGCGAGTTTGTTGACTTCCTTGGAGGGTATTCCGCTAAGTTACTGATAAACCTAGAGTTTCGTTTCAGAATATGTCTTATGCGAATCGCACTTAGACGGTTCTCTTTTTCGTTCAAACCCTTAGGCGAGTCTCTTGAGGTCACCTCTAGGCGTTATGGAACGTGAAAAGGTGTCGTTGCAGTTGTGCCACAGGGTCTCCCCTACCATAGGGTGGTGCTCCGAAGGGCTTGAATTTGTGGACGCAGCACGAACGGGGGAGGTACGGGGCGTGAACAAAACTGGGCGAGGCGCTCCAAGGAGATTAGCGCCAACAATCTCCCAGAATAACAGAACGGACCTGTATTTCTGCAATCGAGGTCGTTGCGAATGTAACCAACGCGGCCGGTGACCTCCTACAGCCACCATTTAAGCATCAAGGAATTAGCACCGCGTTAACCATGTTGCTGCGGGAATTACCTCTGGCCCGGCCCCTTAAGCCGGCGAGGATTGGAGGCCCGCAGCATGACAAGCTCCATGGTCACATGGGCCTGGATATACCAATTGGAGGGCATCGCCCCGTGCATGGTGCCGAACACTGGGATGTTCCACGCACCGTCAACATACTGGCCTCCGATGGGATGCCACGCATTGTAGTAGTTGATGCACCTCACCCCGGTTGGGCACGAGTGCCACAGGGGTGCCCTGCCTGGATCAATCGTGATGACCAGCGCGGGCTTGCTCTTGAGGCGCGCGGCTTTCTTGAGCGCCGCATTGCCTCCCATGGAGTGCCCTATCTCCACGGTGGCCACGTCGTTGGCGTACTTGCCGGCAATGTGTGCGTAGCGGGTGACCTTGAAGCCCGAGGCCGTGGTGATCTGCGCGATGCCGTCCATGGGGCGCACCGTCCCGTACATCCCGAGGCCATCGTAAACCTTAGCCGTGGGTGCCGCCTCTTGGGCGCATGCGTGCGTCGGGATGGCCAGCGAGGCCAGCAATAGGATGACCACGAGGCCCAGCATCAAGCAGGCCGCGCGGAGCATGCGGAGTTCGGAGCAAGTGTCCTGGGCGTGCGTCATTGTCCAGTCTCCGCCTGTGCGTCTCCAGCGAGGCGGATACCTGCGAAGTCGCGGAGCACCTCCCCCGTGATGTTGGATTTCTGGTGGAAGGCCTCGGGAGCGAGTATGCGCTTGCCAAGCTCGTGGGTCTCGGCCGGTGACAAGCCCAGGCGTCGAACGAACGCGGCGAACATGATGGCGGTCCCAGCGAGGGCCACCTCAGGCTCCTCGTTCTGGATGCGGTCGAGAAGTCCCATTGCGGACTTCATCGCATCGTCGCGCGACACCATGTGCAGCCGGTCCTTAGAGAACGGCCGCACGTGCCCCGTTGAGTTCGGCAGCATAGTGCAGTCTCCCGATGCCGTGAGAAATGCTTCTCAGGGTTCAACATCGGGAAGCCTCAACAGGCGCTAAGTCATTGATGAAATTGAGAAAGCGAGAAGAATCAGCGAGTTACAAAATCAGCGCGGGAAATCGCATGTTCAACCTCGCGCATCCAGTCCTCAAGCTGCTTGCGATGCTCCGCGTGGAGACGCGATGCGCAGCGTGTGCAGATGCAATCCGGGTGATGCTTGCGCTTACGCAAAGAAGTATTCGGCATTGAGGACCTCCTCCAGAACCAAGTCACCACGCTGCGGGACCTGGGGCACAATATCATCGGCCGCTTCCCACGCACGCTCAAGGCTCATCGCCTCCGTGGTCGTCGCCATCATGTGGTCGCGCAACATAATCACGCAGCGCTGCCGAAACTCATCCATCACGTCCCGCTTGTGGACCCACACAAAGGCGTAGCGCAGCACATCATGTAGCTTGTCCATCTCGCCCGGCACGGAGCCGAACGAGTCGTGGATGGTGGTGAAGGGTGCGCCCCGGCTTGCCACTGCGAAGTTGATTGCGGTCTCCATGTTCACGCTCGCATCCATGGAGTGAACGAAATTCGGTGAGATGCCCTGCATCTGCTCGCGCTTGCTGAGGTCCTTGGTGCGCTCGTAATCCACTAGGCGCATCGTGCGGCCATCCACCTTGGTCTCAATGCGGCGCTCGCGGAGTTTGCCGTAGAAGTGCCGCACATGAAATCCGCTCGGTGTTGTCCACGTGATTGGTTGGTTCACTTGGGCGAGGACTTCGGCGCAATCCTGCAACCACCCCATCGCTATCATCCCCTGCTCCACCTTACCCTTCACGGACTCCCACGTCTGGTTGGCGATCCAAACGGTTTCCATGAAGTCCGCCTTGGAGCGTTCCTTTGGGTCCTCGATGGGCGGCAGGGGGACGTGCTTTCGGTCGGCGTCATACTTCTCAAGCCACTTCTGGACAGCGCCTATGTAGCTTTGCCGCGTGCCGCCGTAGGGCATGACCATGACGGGAGTCTTGGTGAACTTGCGGGGGGACGGAGCGTCGGGGCGCGTGAACAGCGCGGACCTCCATGTAGCCGCCCGCTGTCCCGGTAATCCACCCGCCTCCTCCAGGACTTCAAGGCGCTCCTCAAGGTCCTCCGCCACTTCGCCGTAAATGTCGCGGGGTGCTTCGCTGGGGTAGAGGTTCACGGCCGCGCCTGCAACGGGGTCCCGCATCATGGCGCTCAAGTGCTGGATGCCGTTGCAGGTCCCGTCAACGCGGATGGGCAGCGCGGATATGGTGTGGTCTCCTTCCCCGCCGTCCACCGCACGGACGAACTCCAGGATAGCGGCGAGGAGTTGCCACGGGTTGTCGTCCATGCCCACCCAGTCCATGCATTGCAGGGGGTTCGCTGCGATCTTGCGCCAGAGGTCCATGCGCTCCGTGACCCACGCAACACGTTCCTCCCACGACACCTTGTCGATGCCCGCACAGTTGGCGAGATGCACCGCAAGCCACCACCCCCCGCGCTCGCCTAGCGGGCGGCCCTCAGCGAACGTCAAAAGGCCGCGCGCAAGGTCGTTACCCTGAGGTTGCAAGTAGGCCGGTATCGGATACATGCGGCCCCGGAAGTCGAGCACGTGAGGGAAATAGAACTCCTCGTTGCGGTACCGCTCCGCAAGCTGGATGGTGGTGCGTACACTCATGCCCTGCGAGATGCGCCGCGCGTTCGCCCCGTAGACCTTCGCCGCGTCACGCTTCCAATCGCGGAACGCCTCGGGGTGCTCCTTAATCCACGCTTCCTCCGCGCGCGCGCGGTGCTCGCCTTTATGCTCCGCGCGGATCGCTTCCAGTTCGGCGGGGCGAGGTGGAATTGCGCTCGGCTCCTGCTTCGCGAGTCCCGCAATGCCAAGGTCGCGGTCCCACGCTTCTAGCACCCATCGGAGCACAGGCTGGTTGATGCGCCACGGCACCTCCTGCACTGCGGCGAGCGCAGAGTAGACTCGGGGCATGTCGAGGGAGTCGTATTCGTCGGTGGCGACACCTTGGGACTCCTCATTGTCGGCCTTGAAGCGAATGAGGTTCGGCACACGGAGCACCCGCGTGTAGTAGCCACCTCGCCGCACACCTTCCCAGCGCTTCGGCGGAATGAGCGTAGGCATGAACTGCGGGCAACGCTCCGCGTCCTCCTCCGTGGCCTCCATCAAGTATTGGATGAGTTCGTCCGAGGGGACAATGCACGAGCGGGCGCGCTCCTTACCCGTTCGGATAAACGTGGGGTCCTCCTCAATGGAGAAGTGGCCCGTGGACAAGCTGAGTATCTCCACGAGTTTGAGCCCGGTATGTAGGCGCTCGTCGGGGCCCCAGTTGATCCACCCCACCTTGTCCTTGAGGAGTTTGTTGAAGCGGTTGATGTTGACGCGCTTCTTATGGGAGGCCGTGGCGCGCTGATTGCGGAGCGTCTTTTGGACTTCCTTCCAGAGCCCCGTGTCATCCTCCAGCCACGCCGATATGCGGGCCTCGTATTCAAGCGCCTGCCCTACCTCCTTAGCCACACCCAGGTGGCCCAACCGTTGGATGGTCATCGAGTCCAGCACCGTGCGGACCGTGATGTAGGAGGAAAGCTCGGGGGGCAGTGTCTTGAGTTTCGCGAAGGCGAGTGGCACGGCCCCGCCGTTGCGCTGGGATTTGGCGGTTGCGTTGAGCCATACCTTGAGGCTCCGCGCCATGTCGGCCACGAGCGTTTCCATCACGCGGCGGTAGGGTCGAAGCTTCGTCATCTCAGGATCGCGGCGGTTGCCCCGCGTGTCGGTCACATCGCCTCGGGCGCTTGCCAAACGGTCCCGGTAGCGGTCGGCTCCCCGTGTGACCATTTCGAGTTCGATGGCTACTTGATCGGCCCAGCGCGGGTGCCCCGCTGGGTCGTCCCCAGGTTTCCACATTCCAGATAACTCCCTTGTGCTCAAAGGCGGGACACTTCGCAGGGCATCCCAAGGGTATAGGTAGGCTGGAGGCCCCACGCCTCAGGGGCCTCCTAGTTGGTATCGTTAGGCTCTGGCCTCACGGAGGCGGAAAGCTGCACCACACAGGTACAGTAGGCCACGCCCATTGTGAGGCCTGTAAGCGCCCTTGCGGGGCTTCTTGTCGGTCCAATAGCCGTGCCGTCCACGTTCAACCCAGCGGCGCTTGAACATCTTACGCACTCTTGTTGCCCGTCTTGGTGGTCAAGTAGACGTGGACCCCCGTGTATTTCTTGGTCTTGGGGTCGTACTGATCGGACAGGGCAATGGTGAGGTTCTTGCGTTCCGTCTCCTTGCCCTTGGTTTTCTGCCACCCGTAGAACGAACGGCGGATGCGGTCCTTGATGGCGGCCGGCTTGATGGCATCGCCCTTCATGCCTCGCGCCTCGGTCCAGTATTCGAGCGGCACGGGAAGCATGTTGTTGGTGCTCACGTTCATCTCATCGAACGGGAACGGCCGTTCCACGGTGGATGCCCTGGGAATGACCGGGATGTCCTTTACCGTCTCCAGCTTGAACTTGAAGGCCTGCACCTTGGCGGTGTTGCTCTCGGGTGCCTTACTCGCTGCTGCCATTTGCATTTGCTCCTCACTTACCTTGACCGTGGCGGGATGCCCCGGTTTCGCCCCTTGATGGTGCCCACTCCATGGAGCCCGTCAAGTAATCCTCTTTTCCTCACGTATGACTATGCCACCCTCGCGGTGCCTCCACCAACTGATGACATATAGCCTATCGTCTCGCTCCTGGATGCGCTGTCTTATGAGCGTGTAACCCTCTCGCGTGGTGTACACTATGCCCACCTACGCATCTCCTCCGTGGTGAACTCGCCCCCGGTGAGCCGCAGGTATTCCAGCGTGGTTGCTGGGTCCTTGTGGCGCATCATCTGCTGGAGCACGGGGAGCGGCACGCCCTTGCCCGAACGGTCCCGCGCATAGGTGCGCCGCAGGGCCTTAGGCGTTGCCCCCTCGCCAAGGCCCAAAGTCTCCGCACACCGCGTCCACTGTGACCACAATTCCAGATAGGTCAGGGAGAATAACGGTTCCCGTGACGTAGCCGCTCCGAGGCATCCCACCTGGATGAACCGCTTGTGGGCTATCAGCGCAGCCGTCTCCCCTAGCGGTAGAGTTGCCTCCGATTGGACGTTCTTGGTGCCTGGTACAGACAGGGACCACAACGTAAAGTCGGCCACGTCTACGAGGAAATGCGCGCGGGTACACCGTAGGGTTTCCTCCACACGCAACCCAGTGGCTACGGTCCAGTTCACGTAGTCCGTTAGGTCGTGGAGGCCCTCCCGTTGGGACCATGCAACCACCTCCTCATGCACTTGTGGTTTGAGCCACCATTTCGGTTTGCGTGGGACGCGCGGATAGGGCATCGGCGTAGGCTCTGGGCCTTTGTACCCGTGAGCCCGTGCTACCTCGTATAGGGTCGCGATGTGGGAGACCCTCGCGTAAATCGTTGGCGGTGCGAGCCCTTCCGACTCAAGCAGCGCGGTCAACGTGCGGATGTTCCCTTCGGTCAAGGTCTCAAGGGTCTTGTCCGGCCAGAACTCGCATAGGTCGCGGCACCACCCGCGATAGGTGGGCTCCTTGCGGATGCCCTTCCACCGCGTGGTGAGGGCTAGCTGGCATGCATCACTTAGCTTCATGGTCGCTCCCCCGTTCCTTGCTGCTAGCGATGTACTGGAGGCGCTCTCCGCAGTCGCGGCACCAATACGGTGCCTCGCGGTAGAGGTCCACAGGATCGCATTCCACCACGCAAACCAACGCACACCCCTCGCACGTCATTAGGTGCCGCATTCCCGCCGTTCCCCGTTAGGCAACACGGTGGAGCCCCGCTAAGGCACTCCACCGTGTCCCCGTATTGCGCTGTTAGCTTTCGGACCCCGCGCGGACACGCTGCGATGCGGACTCCTCGCCAGTGCCGAAGCCCTGCGCCAGGCCTTCCTCCAGCGCGGCGGTTTCTTCGGGGGTCCGGCGCTCGTTACGGGACATGATCTCGCGTTCGGCCGTGAGGCCCTCGCCCATGGTGCCGGCTTCCGTGTCGATCCCCAGCAGCTTGGCGATGGACTCGGAGCGCCACTCGGGGTCCGCTTCCACCTCCACCTCCTGCTGGGCCTCGTTGACGCCGATCCAGCCAAGGTCTTGGAAAGCGACCGTATCGGTTCCCGTGATGGCCTCCAGTTGGGAAGCGTAGGGGGAGCCCGCCTCGCCGAGCCGCCGCGTGTAGAACGTGATTCGTTCCTGCACCATGGCGGTCACGAGACCTTCGGCCCAGTCGGGGCGCTCATCCAGCGGGGTCATAATCTTGCCGTCCGAGTGGCGGACTTGCAGGACTCCCTCCTCGCCCTCCTTGTGAACCATCAACATGCGTTCCAGTGACATTTTGCAGGGCTCCTTATTCCTGAGATGCGAGTCCCGTCATGGGCCCGCTGAGGTGGAGCACGCCACGGATTTGCGTCCGGTGTCGCGCTAGGACTCCACTTTGCGTCCGTAAGCCCAGAGCATGAAGCGTGACTCCAGACTCGACAGCGCGTCACCCATAAATACCAAGTCGTCGGGTTGGCTCTTCTCAGGAGTTTCGGCAAGTTTCGCTAGGGCTCGCCCGACCCGTTCATAGGCTGCACGCACATCCGTCATGGTGCTCATAGCTTCCTTCGTATGGTCGCCCTATCCTCAGGGCTGAAATGGAATTGCCAGCTTTCCAAGCATCGCATGCCGCGCGAGTCGTGGCGAAATAACTCCACAATGAACCCACCATCTGGGGTCGGTCGGGCGCTCATGTTGTCGGCCGTTAGGATGGTCGTCACGGTTTCCGCGCGGCCATACTTCACACGCTTAACGGTGGAGGAGGTGTCCTCTCCCATTATCCGCCCCTTCCCACCAGCTTGCGATACTCAGCGCCAAGCGGGCTTGCGTAGAAGGCTGCAAGGGCATCCGTTGCTGCGTCCTCCCCACTGGCATCCGCTACGGCCTTTTCACGTGCAGCCTCAAGCTCAACCACACGCCGCACAAACTGCACGGCCGCGCCCGGTGTATAGGCCTCTACGTAGGCGCACCACTCACCACCACGGGTCCACACTGCGCAAACCTTACTATGCCCCCAGTAGGCCCCGCCCCGATCATAGTAACCATCGCCTCCGCAGTGGCGGGCGTAAAGCTTGGACGTGCCGTCATAGGTTGATGGGCTGTCGCCATGGCGTCCCATCGGAGCACCAAAGCGGGAGTCTACACGTCGGAAGGGATTGAATCGTGCCATGCCCCTAGCCCTCCCCTTTGGCGAACAAGACACCCGTGAACCACGCATCCAACTCACTAGCGTTAAACGCCGCGAGCCAGCCGGTGAGGTGCTTCTCCGCACCGCCCTCATTTACAATCTGGGTGACATGCCAGCCACACGGCCCCTTTTGAAGGAACACGGCCCCCACTTGTGCCTTACCGTCTTTCCACACGGGCCCCTTAGGCCAGCCCATGGCAGCATGCACACGCTTAAAGCGTCCTTCCAAATACTTTCGGGAAAGTCTTGCCATGACTCAACCCTCCACCTTGGCGGAAGGAAACGAGGCGCGAATCTGTTCGTTAGACATTGTGCGAGTGGCGGCATACGCCTCCGACACTGCGCGATCTGCCGCAACCTTGGCGTCATACGCTAAGGCAAGCTTGGGCATCCTTGCGCGGTCTGCGCGTGTCACATCCCATCGTGACTTTAACCCGTGCGACTCCACGGCTGCCGCGAAAGCGTCATCCGCTTCGTTAGCAACCTGTATGGCTCTCCATAGCGTGGTCATGGTGTCTAGTCTCCTCATAGTGTGTCTGTGTGTCTCAGACTTCGCAGGGCATGAGACTCAATGGAAACCACATGGCCTCCATGACGCGCACCATGAAGCCTCCACAAATAAAGAGTCAACCACCTCCACAAAAGAAATCCACAGATGAGACAACTTGCCACACCTCAGGGCGTGACCATTAGGAGAACGCCGGACACAACAGCCCCAACAGCACACACCAGAGCGATAGCCGAAAGGATCATGTGGACTACCTCAAGGCCCAAATCCCACAGGTCGCGAGCCATACATCTCCACCCCATCACAGGACGCACACCGTGTAGGCCCGCCACGCCACCACCAAGACACACACCCCAAGGCTAACCGTGAGGAAACACCCACAAGCCACCCCAGCCACTATGCACCACTCCTCCCAATCCATAATGGTCTCCATGTGGGTAGGCTCGCCTATCGGCTCGCCATGATCCGTGTATCTGGGCGCAATGTGACCATGATGGTCACCACTGATGTGATATGAAGCGAGACCCCATGATGGTCTAACATGAGGGAGTGGGCGGCTAGGCTCCACAATCTCCTACCGTGAGGAGATAACGGGGAACGTACCCGGCACGGGCCATGAACTTCGGCACGAGGCGTGAACAAAGAGGGCCCACGGGGGAAAGCACTTTGGCGTTCCCACGAGGTGACATATCGCGTAGGTGACCTCAAAGTATTCGGAGGGGACGGTACCCTCCACCATCCACACCTTATCCGGTCACTTTGCGCCTAGACTTAGAGGGGGCACCATCCTGGGCCCTTAGGTACCCATAGAGGCCATACCATAAGGATAATCAGGAAGATTTCGCGCCGCCTAAGTGCTTGATGGGAACCATTAAGGTAATGGACTCAAGGGGTTGGATGACGAGCGGATGCGAGTATGGAGGGCTAGTACCCTCTGGAGGACCACTCCCGCAGGCGTCCGTCGTGTACACCACAGGGAACACTCCGGGGAGTAGCGCGTCCATTAGGACCTGTGGAGGATACCGTCTGCATCTTCCTCGTGGGGGTCTACCTCCTGGTCCTTGCTGCCTAGTACCGTGGAAGTGCTTGCAGGTACCGCACTTGCCTAGCTCGGACGGATCGCCTGCTTGTGCCTCTCCCATACCTTGGGGCCTTTCTTTTGGGTGTCATCTGGGATGAGGTCCTCGGCTTCCTCAAAGAGGGCCTCTAGTTCTTTCTCCCATCGGTCCTCATCGCGCTGCTTGGCGCTCTCCCACGGATTGATGCCCAGCACATCTGCGAACTGCGCCACGAGCATGGCGAGCCCCTCCACGCGGTCGTCCTGGAGCAAGCACTCGCGCTCTCGTGTAAGGTGGGTCATCTGGTGGATGAGGGAATAGTGGTGCCCTGTCTCCTGCCCAACGTCCTCGGTGTATTTGGCCGCTGCTTTGGCGTCCTCCTCGATGACAGTTGTGTTGATGACTAGGCGGTGTTGCTGGGTGGCGGGCTCCAGCACGGAGAGGATGCGGACTTCCTTCTGGACGCGGGGGGACTTGATGCCCTCGATGGTCGTACCTCCGTGGATCGCGTGAGGCTTGCCTTCGTTGTGCTTGCGCCACGCCTCGATGACCACGGGGGTGAGGAGCGCGAGGAACATGCCGTCCCCGAAGTTGTCCTCGATAACCAAGTGGTTGACGCGGAACTGCACGAGCTTGGTGGCGATGGCCTCAAGGGTAGGCTTGGAGTAGCCGTCGCGGGAGCCCCATTGATTCAGGAGGAAGATGCGGCCGTGGAGTTCGGCTCCGATGGTCAAGACGGTTTCGTTGCCGCCGCGCCCCGAGGAGTCGATGGATGCCTTGACCGTGTTGTAGGGCGAGGAGGTTTTGGACTTGGAGGCTGGCCAGTGGAATTTGTCGCCCTCGAACCCCAGCGACGGGAGGTTGTGGATGATGAGGTCCGATGCGTTGCCCCACGAGATAACGTCGGGGCCCACCGTGTAGTCGCATCCGTCCACGATGAGGTCGCGGAGCTTGAGGGGAAACTTGTCGCCGCTCATCATGCTGGTGTTGAGCATGAACTGGAGCGCGTAGCCCGAACGGCCATAGGAGAGTTTGCGGTTGGAGAGGTCCTCATCGGAGAACCGTCCTGGCCACACAGAGTGGCCCACAAGCGTTGGGTCCTGATCGACTTGGCGGGCGATCCACGGGGACAGCTTGTCGCCGTAGTGCAGGCGGTCCTTCTTGTTCGGATATTCTGCGGGCCAGATGCGGCACTTGTAGAGTCCGCCCGTCTGGAGCTTCACATAGAGGGAGTCGTCAACCTGCGGCGTCCCGAGGTACTTGATTTCGCCACCAGGGTGGATGACCGCATCGAACTCCTTGACGGCCTCACGGATTTTCTCGCGCATCAACACCGTCATGGCGTTGGCGGGAATCTCGATGTCGTCGGGAACGATGAGGTGCGCGCGGGAGCCCGTGATTTGTCCCGTGATGCCAGCGCCCTTCATGGACGGCGATTGGTCGGGCAACGCTGGGCCCACGTCGAACTGCGTACCGGATGCGCGTTGGTTCTTGAGAAGGTCCGGCTTGAGGAACGCCAATTCGGGCATCTCGCGGATGAGCGCAAGACACCATTGCACGGTCTGCACCGCGCGGGCGAGGTTAGCGGAGACGATGAGGACCTTTAGCTGCGGATTGCAATAGAGCTTCCACAGTGCGTAGGCTCCAGTGATCCACGATTTGGCCATCCCCCGGAAGCCCATGATGATGGACCGGGTGGGACCGTTCGCAAGATACCACGCGAGTGATAGCTGGACGGCACTCGGACTGGGGAGTCGCAAGAACTTCCACACGATGGTGAGGAAGTTTCGGAAGTCTGAGAGCAACACAGGATCGCGCCCAAACGGATCGGGTTCACGCGAGGCGTTGCGTTTCGCTGCACGGTAGGTGGTAGCTTCGCGCGGCTTGCTGGGCTTCCAGTCAGAGGTTGGCTTCGCAGGAAGGATGAACGGCGCTTCCTCGCCCTTTAGGGGGTCGATAAGTTTGATCGCCATTACTTCGGGACGGCCACGCAAACGGCCCTGGCGGAGTAGAGGTCGCCCCGCCCCTCCACCCTAGCCACAGCGATTTTCCTGGCCGCCGTCTCGCAGGTTTCCTCAGAATGGAATTTGAGGTTGGTGTCGATAGCGCGCCCACCGTCTACGCCCCCACCAAACAGAATAATCAGCACGAACCACATTACGTCACCCTCCTCGCCTTCCATAAAAGTAGCTGCCTTGCCGGCACACCTTGTCGAATAGGTACCAAGCGCAGTTGTCTTTGCCGGTGAACTTGGACCCCGGTATCCACTTCACGCGGCCAACGGAAACGATCTTGACGCAGCGCTCTAGCAACTCGCGGGCCTGCTTGGTGTGCATCCAGTCGGCATCGAACAGGAGCCACGTCGGGAGCATGTCGGACAGATGCACGATGAGGGGGTGCAAGATGTCTCGCCGCCACGGAGGATTGGTGCAGAACTTGGTGGCACCTTTGGGTGGGGCCTTCATCTCGAACACGTCGAGGGGCTCGATGCCCGGAGCTTCGGGGTGAATATCCGACGCGAACACGACTCGCCGTCCGGCTGCATTGAGGTGGCCAACCAGGAGGCCGTCACCAGCGCAAGGTTCGGCAAGGCGGTCTGCCTGCGAGAGATACAGGAGGAGCGGATGCACTGCGGTTAGCGGCGTGCGGTAGAAGTCCCTCTCGTTGCGCTCGAACGATGAGCGTTTACCCACCTTGCTTCTTACTCGCAGAGTCTATGACAGCCACCAAGGTGTTGACCATGCCACACCCGTTTCCAGCGTCGAAGGCAGCGCGAAGTAGTAACGGCAAGGCTTCCTGCTTGTCGCCTCCAGGAATGCTGGCCATTGCCATCCCGGTCATGGGCGCTGCCATGAACCTCTGGAACGACTCGTTGGTAGCGGCCTCAAGTTCGGCTTTTCTATCCACCCTCAGTATCCTTGTACGTGTCTAAATCGAATTGGGACTCGCTCGCCGTTTCCTCCCGCTCGATGGGCAGCGCAGAGTGTCCCTGTGCTGGCAAGTTCTCATCCACGATGGGGGCGCGCTGGGTTGGCTTGTCGGGGACGCGGGGGAGGTTCGCGAGAATGAGCGTCTTGGCGATGTTCTGCTCTTGGTGAACAATGGTTCCGTCACGCTGTTTGCGGAGGAAGTCTCGGAGCATTTCCGCGCGCATGTTCTGGAGGAGCGCTTGCTCGTCCATGTCGGCCACATCATCGGTGGCTCGCCCACACGTTGGACAGCGCGGCACTTCCTGGTGGTTGGGTGACGCAGAGGATTCCTCCCCCGCGTCACCGCCACCAAGCATCTCAACGGCGGTCTGCTCTAGGCCGTCGTCGTCATCAATTTCCGGCACAGGCTTAGAGGTCGGCCGGCTGGATTTCCACGTGGCCCGCGAGCGCACCGCCTCCGTTGAAGGCCGCCGCCGGGGTAACCGTGATGGTCTGACCCTTCTTGACCTTGGTGGTGGCGCTCTGTGCAGTCGTCGGGGTGTCCTGCTGCTTCACGCCGATGGCCGCCGAGTTCGAGACCGTGATGGAGAGGCCAGTCACGGCGACCGTATCGACTTCCACCGTAACGGCTCCGCCGGTCGAGATGGCCGCGTCCACCACGTTGGATTCGAGGCCTTCGATGTAGCCGTCACACGGAGCCACGATGCTCGCCGCAGTGCCGGCGGATAGGTCCGTGCCGTTGATGTAATACGGAAGGCGGAGCTTCGTGTCCTTGCGCTCCTGCTCCAGGTAAAGCGCCTGGATGCCGTCCACCTGACCGATGTTCGGGTTGCCGCGATACTTGGCGATTGGAGTGTTGCGATAAATCTTGATGGCGTGGCCGTTGGTCGGGGCCGTGACGAACTTGACCTTGGCCTTGTCCGGCGAGGTCGGGTCCTGGACGGTGTAGTGCGTGATGATGGTTTGCAGAACGCCGTTCACGAACACGCGGAGGTGGTCCTGGTTGAGGAACGGAAATCCGAGGGTGAACTCTTTGGTCGTGCCGTCTCCAGTGGCGGAAATCGGCCAATACGGTGCAGCGCGCGACATGCGTGCGGTCTCCTTCTGAGGTTTGTAGTGGGGAGTGGAGAAGCGGGAGGGGTTACCCGCCCCAGAATTTGGGGAGGTACATCAACGCCCCTCCACCTACGGCGGTAGTTACCGCGCCACCTAGGAAGGTGAGCACGCGGGTCCACGTTTGAGATGCGCCCTCACCTCTCGCAAGCTGCACCTCGATTTTGTTGAGGCGCTTCGCGTGGTCGGCGACTTGTCCTTGTAGCGCCAACGCAGCGGTGAGCATGGCCTTGATGTTGGCTAGCTCGGTGTTGAACGCCACGAGTTCCTTGTAGGAAACCATGATCGCCCCGCCCGCGCGGGATGCGGTGCGTTCGGTGTTTTCGTTCGGTGTTTCAGTAGTCATACTGTGGGGACTACGCAAAGATGCGGTCGATATCTTCGTAGGTCGCCACTTCGCCCGCCTCAATTTTCCCAATCGTGTCACCATAAAGCGCTATGCATCTCTGGAAGTGAGTCACAATTGCAGCATGTAGTTGCTTCATCTGAGTGCCGGTGCGGGTACCGTAATCCGTCGCGCCAATAACAAGGCGCACCTCGGCGTTATCTGCAAGTGAAGTTGATCCGAAGATTAGAAGTTTCGCGCGATCATCGGTGGGGACGGCAACACCTTCGACAACAATACCCCCGATTTCACGTTCGTACTTTCTACTATTAGCGTGAGCTAACAGCCTCCCCTTTAGTATTTCCCACGGCAGGTCCGTGACCACGCCGTTGCTGTATTGCTGATAACGGCTGTCCCATTGCGGCTCCGGCTCGTCTTCCAGCGCCGTGATCCTTGCATCGGCAAGCTCCTGCGGAGATGCCGTGCGCAACCAGCCGGGCGCGCAATTGGTCTCCTGCGGCTCGAAAGTGTCTTCCTGCCCTTCCTCTCGCGCCGGAATGCGGACGTTAGAAACGATGGTGACTTCGGCGTCCGGTCCGACCTTACGGCCGTTCGAGAGTTGAAAGTGCATTGCTGTTACCTCTGCTTATGCCGCGCGGGCATATTTGAACTCTGTGCCGTAGGTCGCCGCTGTTACGGTGTTCGAGCCCGACTGGTTATAGGACGACGACGAAGTGATCAGCTTGATGCCGCCGGCAACCTTGCGGAAATGAGTGCCCTCGGTCGCAACATTGCCGTTGATCGTCACACTGTTGACGATGCCGTTGGCCCAGACATAGGGACCATCAGCGTTGGCGTTGCCGGTAAATGTTGCGGGTAAGGCGACTGTGGTGCTGGTGAGGTTTTGCGTGCAGAGCGCCTTGAAACCTGTCGGCGCGGAGTAAGCGAAGGGACGCTGACCAAAGTTGAAATCTACACTCCCGCTGTCATACGGGAAGAAGCTCGGCGAAACCGGAACCGCTATCCCTGTCTGAGCGTAGCCTGTCCCTGCAACTGGATCGCCGGAGTTGAACCAGCCGCTTGCGTTTCTGATGTAGAACTTCCCGCTATTCCCATCATAGCAAAAACCAAGAGTGTTACCTGCCGATGGGGCGGTCCCATACGCGCTTTCCGAACCTGCAATGCGTTTCTGTCCGTTTGACAGGTGAAAGCCCACCGACCCGGTGGCTTCCGCTCCGCGACCCGATAGACCTTCGGCTAACGACGCGATACCGATGTAGCCATCGGTGACATTATTGACCGTTGCTTCCCAATACCACAGTCCCGGTGGAAGCCACCATGTAGACCGCACTCCAAAGAAGCCTGTAGCTGTTGTGCATTTCAGGTTACCTTCGGCAAGTACGGGCGTGCTATGTTTGTCTAGCGGGTTGAGCGTGCAGTAGTTTCCGCGAACCTCGCCGCCAGCGCCAGTGTCCGTTCCGTAATTCGTCGGCGTGTCGGTCACGCTGTCATTGCCGACGCCTGCGGTGATACTGAAATTCGTGGCAGTCCAATCGTTCGATCCGGCACCGGCTCCCGCAGCGCCGCCAGCGTCGTCATAGCCGATTGTCGTGGTGCTGGCGTTATTTGCGAACGAAAGCCAGAAGCCGTTTGTGCCATAACCCCCCGAATACGCCTTTGGAACCCAACCGCCGGTCAGGACATTGGTCTCTCCAAATGACGAAGGGGTTAGGGCTTGTCCATCAACATATATGACCTCGGCCATATAGCCGTCAAAATAATTTGCATTCGCATAGTCGCGGCTAAACTGCCATTGCTGAGAAGCAATACCGAATGCCGTATCGTCGTTTGTTGTCGGTTGTGTATTCGTGCCAAACGCCGATAGCTGAGAACCGTTTACATAAATGCGCGAAGTTGCAGCAGTCGTATCGACATAAAATACTAAATGATACCAAGCGGACGGATCGCGGAACACGGCGGTAGACACCATATTGAAGTCGTATGCCGCTCCATCCCACGACCAGAACTCAATCCTGTCACTGGAGTCGAAGCGAGCCAAAAGCTGCGCAGTACCCGACGTTCCAATGGAGAAGATCGTTGCGTTCGCACCGAGTTTCCCACGCTTCAACCATAGAGATAGCGTTACTTGCTTCCGATTCCCCGCAGACCCCGGAGTCCGATTCAAATAGGCGCTATCCGCAGAGTTGAAGCGCAGCGAGCGGGCGATTTGATAACCAGACTGCGCCGGCGGCGTCGAAAATCCACCGACAAACGGAAAGAATGCGGACCTCAGATCGCAGTCCACGCACTTGATGATGCGCTCCAGCCCGGCCTTGCCGACTTTCGGCAGGCGCACGGGCTCCTTTATACCTGCGACGGCAAGCGCAAGCAGGCTCGCACCGAGCAAGGCGGCGGTCTTTTTCATGTCAGTTGCCGATATCGAGGTCGTAGCCGACCTTCTTTAGGTACGTGCCATCCGACCGGAAGGTCACATGAGCTTCCTTCCCCGATGTGCTTGGCCAAGTAATGCCGGTGATACCTTTGTAGAGGTTGCCGAAGGCCAGGGTATGAGCGGAGGACCATACGAACGTCATGGTCACGTAGGTGCCTGCCGCAGGAACCGGCGAAGGGTTTGCCACCGTAAAATTCGAGCCGTTGATGGCACCAGTTAGCGCCTGATAGAGATCGCCGTCCCAAGCTGTGTTGTGGGTCAATGCCTGCGGTGTCGCTTTCTGCGGCCGGGTGAAGGACTGCTTTACGTTGGTTTTCGCGGTATTACTGTCGGCTGCCTGGAAGTCGGTCCCCGCCTCAGCCGCAGATGGCACACCCGCCGTCAACTTAACGAGGCCATTCATGGTGGCCTGCTTTAGTTGCTGGCCATCCGTGCCGTCGAACTGCACCAAAGCGTTGTTGGTTGAGCTTACAGGTCCGCCAACCCCCTCAGCGCTGGCAGCCGCAGCGATAGCCTGAGCGGCAGCAAGTTCGGCGGCAAGCTTGGCGGCCGTCGCATCGGTAGCCCCGGAGGTTGCTGCTGAGGCGGACGCATTGGCGCTTATCGCGGATGCTTGAGATGATCCGACCGCAGCGGAGATGGTGCCAAGGAGGGTGTCGAATTGATCTTGAGTGTAGTCGCCAACGTCAAACGCTTCTTGGGTTACGTAAAGCAGTTGCAGCAAGACACGGTTGATGTCTCGGCCATGTAGCAGTGCGGGCGAGTTGAATACGGAGACCAGCGATTGGACGTTTGTGATGCGCTGGACCTTTACGGATTCCCCGTTGGACGGCGTTGAGGGAAGCTTGATTTGGCCAGTCGAGGGAAACACCAAGGTCTCTTGATCCGCCTCATCGCCGTCCACATAAACGTGGATGTCGGCCTCTTGGATGTAGCCGAACGGGATGGTGAAGGTGTCCGTGGAGCCGGACGCCGTGTAGGTCTCGAAACTGTAGGCCATCTAGTTCCTCAGGGCTGCGGCACAACGCCGAAGTTCGGGATGCCAAGCCCGTAGCTCTTGAGCACGGTGTTGACTTGCTCGGTGGACGCACTCGTGGCTGCGGAGCGAACGTCCTTCCTCCCCGAGACTGTGGCGCGGAATATCTCATCGGCGCGCTCGGCCAACCTCTCGCGGAACGTCTTGTCCTCCCCCTTAAGGCGCTCCATCGCGGCCTTCCTGTAGTCGGAGATGGTGGAAAACATCATCCACTCCTTGGTGGAGTTCTCCGAGGTCCGGCCGTGCGGTGCCGCCTTGTAGGTGTCGGTCCCCACGAGTTTCGTGAGGGCGTCCTTGAGCGGAGGCATCCCCTTGGAGGGCTGGCGGGTTAGCTCCTGGTACCGCTCATAGGCGTTGCGCCCAGACTCCAGCGTGATTTCGCGGAGGTCGAGATTCTCCGTCCCGACTCTCGGGTTCGGAGGGAGGAGCACGTTGCCCGTCATCGCATAGGATTCGTCCAAGGCACGCGCGAGAGGTCCCGCATTCTTTTGCTCGTTGACGAACCGTCCGGGGATGGTCACGGGGTCTCCGAACACGTCGTAACGCTTCGGTACCTCGCTGGAATATCCGGGGAGCGTGGCCTTGATGGAATCCACAAAGGTGTGGACCTCGCGGAGGTACGGGTCTGGGTTGACGTTGCGGAACAGCGTGGACCACGGGATGAAGCCGGGGGCCGTCCGCTGCGGGAGCGACTTCATGCGGTTGTCGTCCGTTAGGGCGGCCATGAAGTCAGATAGGTTCTTGAGGAACGTCTTGTCGCGTAGCTGGTGGGAGAGCCCCAGTAGCGCCGCCGTTGCGAGGTTCGCCTCCTCATCCTCGTTAAGGTGGTTCTGCATGAGGATGTCCACCACGTCGGCGGCAAGTGCGAACGGAGCTTGGATGGGGTCAAGGCGGCTGAGTTGGATGTGAGTCTTGCGGTCACCGTCCTGGATCACGAGGCTGTAAGGCTGGTTGCCCTGCGCTTGCCATTGCGCTTTCATCTTTGCGGACGACGGACCGGAGCCTGTGAGTTGTCCGTTGAGCCGCATGTAGACGGCCGACGAAACGAACAACGTCCCCAGCATCATTTGCCCGATGGCCCGCGCCTGATCCTCCGCGCCCCTCGCCCCTGAGATGGCGTTGACGTATTCCTTTTGGAGGAGGTTGAGGCCCGGAGTGAGTTTGACTCCGTAGCGGAATAGGTTCGCGGGCGTCTTGACGAACGGCGTGATGAGGCGGAGCGCAGGGCTTTGCGACACACCTTGCTGCCACAGGGCCCCGAGGGACTTGTAGTCTCCCCACGTGTTGCCCGTGTTGGACTCAAGGAGGTCTTGCTGGAAGGTTGTCGCACGGGCCTCCGCGAGGGCGTTGCCGTCGAGAGCCCTTCCGCTCTCATCGAAGGCTTCCGCTACGCGACTCTTGATGTAATTCGCATAGGCCTCCGTGCCGGCCTTGAGGCCAATCTCATCGGCATCCGTCGCGGCCTTCGCAATGACCACGCTGCGGTACCGCATCGTCTTTATCATCTCATCGGTAGCGCCCATGAAGCGTAGCGAACCATGAAGTGTCACGTTGGTGGACATGATGGCATTCGCTATCACGTCATCCATGGACTTGACGGGACGCCACACGATTGCTCCGGTACCGCCCCTCTGGGCTCCCGTCGCGTCGTGGAACGTGTCGATTGTGTGAGGCGCGAGTCTGGAGTCGCCGTTGAGGAACGCATGTACCGCAGCGTTCCAGCCATCGGAGATTTGAGCGGCGAATTGGATGGACTCCCGCCGCGATTGCACGCGGAGAGTTTGTGCGGTGGCGCGGAGGGCTTCGTCGCCACGAATTGCGCCATAGGCTCCTTGTGCTGTTGCCCCGAGGAATTTCTCCAGCGGACGCCACTGCGTCATCGCTACGTTCATCGCGAGGTTTACGGTCTGCGTGGACCAACCCCAAAGCAGGTTCGCGGCCTGGAAACCACCAACCCAGTCCACCGCCAGCTTGAGGTATCCCGGCTGACCCATCTTCGCGATGCCTGCCGTGTCTCCCCCTGTGGAGAGGATGGCTTGACGGACCGCATCCATGTCTACGCTTCGCAGAGCACCGTCCTGAAATTCCAGCCGCGCCATTGCATCGGCTCGGACCTGGAAGTCCCCTCGCGCCCGACGCATCGTCCTGCCCGCAGCGGCTAGCATTGCTTTCGCTTGGGCCATCATTTCTAGGGATAGCTGCAAGCGTTCCTTGAGTGTGGCCTCCGCAGCCGCCTTGGAGCCAAAGCCTGTGTAGTTCTCCACCTCGATGCGGCGCGCGAGGTCGTATGTATCTTGGAAAGCGCGGTTGGCGATGAGAAACGAGGTCTCCATGTTGGCTACCATCGTCTTAGCATTCTCGCCGGCACCCTTGATGAGTCCGATGAGTAGGCTTGGGTCCTCGTTGAACACGCGGGCCCGCTGCGACACCATCGCTTCAAGTTGTGCATCCGAGAGGACACCGTTGCGGCCACCCTTGGCCTTCGCAACGTAATCGCTGTTCTGCTCAACGATCTGGCCAACCCATGCGCGTGCCTCATCGGGGCCTGCGAACTTCTGCCACGGAATTAAGTCTTGGCCGCCGAACTTGTGGCCCTCATCTATCGCGCGCTCGATGGAGCCGCCTGCTTTCTCAATGGCGGCATTATCGCGCTGCATCCGGGAGAACACCTCGGGGGTAATCTCCACTTCGGGAAGCGCGGGGGCGCGGGGCTTTTCGGCTCGCGGGACTTCCGCTCCGACTACCTGACGGGCACCCCCTGCTGTAGCCAACTCAGGAGGAGCAACAGCACCACCATTTGCCCGAGGAGCTTCAACGCCACCACCCACTCCTCCAGGTGGAGGGGAAGTAGGGACAGGGGTTGGCACTTCGGGTGCGAGAGGGCCCGCGTCGTGGAGCGGGGAGCCACCCTGCGTAGGCGTACCGGGAGGAATCGGCTGCGGATTGTTGAGGGTTTCCTCCAGCGAGGCCACAGAGCGGTATTGAGCATTCGGAGCGTCCGGTGTGTTGAAGGTGCCTGGAGGAACGGGATGCGGAGTTGCAGGAGGGAGCGCCTCATCGGCCGCTTGCTGCTCACGCATGGCGTAACGCACGAACGCTTCGTTGGCATCCTCCAAAGCTTTGTCGGCCTCAGCGGTGTTACCCGCTCGCCGAAGTTTCATGGACTTCACCACAAGGATAAATCCGGTAGCAACTACATCGCCGATGATGGATTCAACGGCCGCCTTGAAGCGCCCCTCAGCCTTCTTGTCCTCAGGCTTTGCAGCAAGATATGCCGTGAGGGAGTTGCTAACGATGGGATACCGCTCAACAAAGTTGGATAGGCGCTCCTCGTAGGGGTCGAACGCAACGGCACCCACGATTGCCGCACGCCCCACGTCTTTCGCCCAGCCGGCCGCGCCACCAGCACCCTTAAGCGCCTTGATCTTCCCAAGGCCAATAAACCCTGTGCCGAACTGCGAGACGTTACGTGCGATGCCATTGATGACGTTGCCGCGTTCGAGGATCGTGGTGGAGCGCTCGATGAGTTTGCGCGGAGTGCTCTTGTCCTCAAAGTTCGGTTCTCCGAGGAGCGCATCCTTGGTCTCAAAGAAAGTCTTTGCGGCTCCCCGCATGGCAGAGCCAAAGAGGTCCGTGTCGTTTCCGAGGAGCGTGGCGAGCGGGTCGCCCCCTTGCGCAGGATTGCCGGCGATCTGCTGTTCGGCTTGGTCCATCGCGGCCTTCCAAAGGTCAACCTTCGGAGGTGCTTGAGGCGGTCCCTCGGGGGGACGCGCATCGGCCCCCTCATTGACTGGGGGCTGGACCTGGGCGGGTTCGTCCACTTAGACTTGCCTCGTGCTCTGCGATTATTGATGAGGTGGTAGGATGGCGGCGATAAAACGCTTGGCCTACGTCACGTTAATTGTCGTGGCGGTGATCGCGGGAATGCTTATTCGCCAGTGGTGGGCTGGCGCGCTTTAGGCCTATTGGAAACCTCTGCGATGCCGATGATGGCAATTGAGATGAGGAATCCGAACAGGATGAACGCGGCGTCAGCGCTCACGGATACGTCCTGTAGGGAAGCTGGAAGTGCGGGCCGTCCTTGAACGACTTCCAGTCACCTCCCCATTCCACGGAAACCCCAAGAGACTTCGCGGCCTGCTTCATCACTTTCGCGAACGTGGCGAACAGGGGCCAATCCCATCGGAGTTTGCCGTTGATGATGAACGCCACGTCTAGCGCCTTGGAGGTACCGTCCTTGCCGGGGATGTGGCGGGAGTTCATCGTCTTGGAGGCACCCTTCGCGACAAGGATGCGCTGCTCCTCAACGGATCGCGCCCCGCACGTCACGATGGGCTTCGTGTCGGTGAGGCGGTAAGCCTCGCGAAAGACTTTCACAAGGTCGGGGTGGACCTTCTTGAGGTTGCGCTCAGTGCGCGCATCGAGGCTCATGCTTCTTGCTCCTCACTCTTGATGGATGCCAGCGCGGTCTCGTAGGGGATGCCCTGTAGCTTGTGCATCCACACCGCGATGAACTGCTTGCTGGAGATGTGCTCAACAGAGCCGAACCTTGCGCGCATGTCCGAAGGGACGTTCCCCCACACTGCGAGCTTCGCCCAGCCGTCGCCCTTGCGGCGTCCCTCTCCGGTGCCCAGCATGGAGCGCCACGCGGGTTGGTCTGGATGTGCGACGTGAGCGCGGAGGCCCGCCTCCCCTTGCTGGTGCATGAGGTAGACCTCGGTGGGACTCGGCTGGCGGCCGAACTCAGCGGCAAACTTCGCTTCCTTTTCGCGGAGGGAGCGGATGCCGGCACGCAGGTTGGACTCGGGATGGAAGATGTCTCCGCCGTCTCCGAACCGCGAGAACTCCGCATCGGATAGCTGGAGGAATCCTTTGTAGCTTCCGGTTCGGGCGCGTGGGTTAGCTCCAGACTCGATGGAGACGTAGGCCTTGAGGCGGTTCGGGTCGTACCCTTCCTCGCGGGCTATGCGCTCGATGAGTCCGCCGTAGGCGCTGCGGTCCACCTGAGCGATGCGCGAGCGGGATACTTCGCTGGTTGCCATTTCGGCGGGCCTTTCGTTCAAGCCTTGAAACGCTGCGGGGATGACGTGAGGCGCTACCGCAGCGAATGCGTTGCGGATTCCCGCGAGGGCTTCCTCGGGGATTCCATCGGAGGTGATTTGTCCAAGTCCCGGAATGTTGACCGTGAAGCGTCCTGTGCGGAGCGCCTCAGAGACTTGCTGCGGATCAATTTGCAGTTCGCCTGATCGTTGCGGGGAGGCCGGTGCGGGAGCGCCTTGGGGTTCTGGGCTCGCGGGATTCCCACTCGGGGCTTGCCCGTTCGGTGCCGCTGGGGCACTCCCGCCCGGCATACGGGACTTCAACCGCTGGAGGTTTTCATACGTGCGGTTGATGAGTAGTTGCGGGTCAACACCAAGCTTCTTTGCGCGCTGCTCCACGTCTTGACGTTGTGCGGGAGTTAGCTGGAGGTCGTTGATGTTGGGCGATGTCGGAGCGGTGAGCATTTTGTTTACCCACGGATCGACTCCAGGTGTCACTCGCTCCGGTGCGGGTCCTGCTCCGCGCGGCTGCTCAGGGCTTCCAGGTTCGGCGGGGCGTAGCGCGGGGTTGTCCCCTGTGCCTACACCTTGCGGCTGCGTGTAACTCGGCTTCTCGCCGCTGCCGTCGAGGCCCTTGTAGATTTGCTCTCCGAGGCCTTGGAGGAATTTCTCGCGCTCCATCGGCGAAGCGTTGGGGTTCTTGAGCACCCACTCCATCGCGGTGATGTTTGCATCGTACACCGCCGCGCGGCCAGCTTCCGTGAGGCCCGGCTCCTGGTTGATGGAGCCCTTCCACTTGGGGTCGGCCGCCTTGGACTGGATGTTAGTGATGATGCGCTTGAAGGACGGGTGCTCGGTGATCTTTGAGCCGGAGGCCGCGTGCTTCTCGGAGAGGTCGAGAAACTCAATGGCCTTCTTGAAGGTGTCTGGGTCTTTGAGGTCGCCTGATCCAAGCGCCCGCCGGATTGCCGGCATGCCACCGCCATTGAGGATGTCCTGATAAAGCTGCGCCCGCTTGGTAGGGTCCTCGATGACCTGCCCATCCATGATGGTCTTGCGGTATGCGAAGATGTCCTTGCGGAAATTGGGGTCGTGCTTCTCGATGCGCTTGATGAGGTCCTCGGGGACCTCTGCGGTAGGATTCTCCACGAGGCGCTTGGTGGCCTCACGGAGTGCCACATCGTGCTCCGCCTTGTCGGCGCGCTGCTGGGCCGTGCGGGAGCGTTCTTCATCCTGGTGAACAAGGCGCTTGATTGTCTCGCCGGCCTTATACTTCTGGTCGCGCCCATACTCGCTATCCGAGATGGGGACACCATCGGCGGACATGCGGTCCAGGACGGTGAGGATTCTCTCGTCTTTATTCTCGATGGCTCTCGCGGTGACCGCATTAATCAGCGTCTTGTCCAGCGCTTCACGCTCCATGCCTTGGGCACGACCGTTAGCGCGAACTTGCTGGAGTGCGTCTCCGAGGGCCACAAGGTCGGTGCCGCCCTCCCGCGCTCGCCCCTCACGGATATAGGCGTCAATGTACCCTGTGGTTACGGAGGTGATGGCGTTGTGGGCTCGGTACTGCGTGTCCTGTGCGCGGTCTGTGACCCACTTGTTGGAATACTTTGCGTGGAGCTTCTCCACCTGGGGCATGAGGCCACGGAGGACTCCAGCGGGCTTGCCTTCTAGCTCGCCCTTCATGAAGCCCCCGAAGAACGAGTCGAAGGCTTTGGGGTCGTCCGAAGTTTTGCCAGCCCATCCCGAGTAGGCGGCTCCTAGTTTTCCATCGAGTTGGACACCGTAAGCTTCGCCCTGCGCTTTCTGGTACCCGTTGCGATACTGCGGGGATGCGAAAGGTGGAATGCCTCCGGTGCCGCCCGTGCGCTCGTACTCGGCGGTGGCCTCTGCGGCTCCCTCACTGTTGCGAGTCCAGAAGTCACGCTCACCCCTGAGCCGTTCTTCCTCGCGGCCCGCCTTGTCGGCAACCTCGTAGGCTTCTCCAAGATTGGTGTTGAAGTTCTTTAGCGCGTTGGCAACGTCCCACAGGTTGCTCTTTGGAGGTGTGGCGACACGCTCAAAGTTGTCGTAGGTCTGAGCGGCTGGACGGAGCGCCTCCGAGATTTCTACAGAGGGAGTTTTTGGACGTGCCACCCGTTACATCCCCACGTACTTGCTGCCAGCGAGCTTGCTGCCGGCACTGATAGCTGCCCCGAGAATCTCGATGCCCCGCGTGTCGGCCGGCTGAGTGGGCCGCTCCACGGATGCGATGCGACTCTTCATTCGGGTGTCCGTTGCGTGGAGTTGCTCCGTGGTGTCAGCAACGACCCACTTGTAGTTCTCCTCCATGTATCCACGGTTCATGGAGGACTTGGAGATGATGTCGCCGATGAGGTTGTCCACGGAGATGCCACCCACACCGCCAGCCGCAGCGGAGACCTCAGCGGTCGCGGACTTCTGGGCCTCCTCCATGTAGGAGAGGTGGCGCTTCTGTACGAACTTCGATTGCTCTTGAAGCTGCCGCGTGATGATTTGCCGCTGTTCGTCCCGTGAGGCGGCCTCCGCGTTTACGACGTTCTGCTGCCACGCTGCGGACTTTGAGGCGTACTCAATTTGCTTTGCCTTGTGTGTGACTTGCGCCTGCATTCCAGCGACGGCCACTTGACCAATCGCGAGGCCTACAGCAACGGCGGGGTGGCACATCTCAGTCGATTTCCTTTTCGTAGAGTCGGAACGGGAATTGGTAAGGCCCGTGGTTGACGGTTTCCGCGTGCTCGTACCCCATCCATTCTAGCCAGCGGTGGTGTACGGTGTTGCGTTCGTCGGAGAGACACATGGTCCATGGCCAGCGGGCAAAGAACTCATCCAGCCAATCGCGAAGTGAATGCAGCATCCATGCCGCCTCGCGCTGCCCTACGTCAGAGGAGATGAGCCACGTGTTGCCCTGCCCAGTTGGCAGCTTCGCTACCCCAAAGATGATGTGTGGGATGCAGAGTCCCGCTGAGGTAGCCGCGATGGTCCAACACTCGGTGGAGGCCTCGATGCTTGGGGCGAGCCATTTCTTGACGCCACCAATTTCCGTTGCGTCCCACTCCTGACGGTCAACCTCGCGCACAATCGGCAAAAGTTCTGCCGCATCCTGGAGCCGTGAGGGCCTCAGGACGTAACGCTCCCCAAGTCGCATGAGTAGCTACCGGCCTGCGGATGCTCTGCCCACGACGGGCTGCGCAATGATGCTGGCAGTGTAGTGAACTTTACAGGAGGTCCAGCGCGACGGGAGGAACGAGTCGTTGATGAGCGTGAGACTGTACTCGTTAGACTTCTTGTTTACGGGGACCTTGAGATACCCGTTTGTGATAACGTAGCTGCCCATGATGTTGGCAGGATCGCCAAGGACGCGGCCACTAAACTCCGCGAGGGACTTCTTTTGGTTTCCCAGGCGGAATGTTACCTCAGCGCGGAAGTAGCCCGTCTTGGCGTAACCGTAAATGTGGTCCCTTACGTCAACCCGCTCCGCATCGGCAACGCCGGCAGGCGTGCGTACATAGAACTCCGACTCGGTTCTCTCTGCGCTGATCTTGAAGCCTACGAACAGTTCGGCCGCAGTGGCATCCCCTCGGACGGTGATGCGGTCCAGCCCGGTGATTGGGTCGTTGGCGATGCTCAAGATTTCCCAACTCTGCCCCCGCCGGATTTCCTCGCCGATGCCCAGCGTGGTGCGCGTCACTACATACATCGAGTCTGGGAGGCCGCGCGCTTCCGGCACGGGGAATGGGAGGTAGAGGTGGGTAACCTCTATGCCGTCCTCGGTGGCAACCTCTCGGGCCTGGAGGAGGCCCTCTGGGATTCTTAGGTCAACGCGCGTGAGGTAATCACTATTCTCCGGGTCGGTAAGGTCAACGGTTAGGTTGATCCTGCATAGGAGAGCCCCCCAACCTTCCCGCTGAATTAGCAAGTTGAGGAAGCTACCTCGAACGCCCGCCCACACTAAGCTGCAACCGGAGGGAAGCCTCCACGTATTCCACGCAGATTGAAGGCGGTCGCGCTCTGAGAGGAGGCTGTTGTAAACGTAAAGGTTGTTCGGAGTTACATCCGTCCCGAGGAACGAGATGTTGTGGGTGTCCGATGCGGTGTGAATGCGGATGCCGGAAGGAACATACTTTTTGACGTGTCCTGTAACGTCCGTCTCACCAATAACCTTGCCCTCACTGAGGAGCACGTCACGAACTGTGGACCATGCGCCGCCTTCGGTCACAAAGTACAAGCTGGAGCCAACGCTACGGGGCCTCACCTTTTCGGAGAACTCGTATTTGGAGGCCGGCTTGTTGTCTACCGTGTCTTGTCGGAACGGGTCCGCCCCCGAGTCAACCTTGAACTGGATTCCCAGCGCCCACAGGTACGTGGTTTCGTTGACCTGGACCACCCGCCGAAGAAGCGCAATTCCGTCGCCACCACCAATGGTCACGTCTACAGGGTCTGTGTCCAGCGTGGTTTGGGCCGATGTAGGAAAGAACACGAATGGGTTTCGCGATTTCGCCCACGCAGAGGAGCCCTCAGTGAGGATGCCCAGCCGGCTGTGCGAGTAAAAAATATCCTCGATCTGCTTGCCGATAAAGGAGGGGTCCTCAGCGGACGTTTCTCCGTCTCCCGTTACGCGACTTCCCCACGGGGGGCGCTTCCACTCAAAGGTCTGGTATCCGGTGTTGACCAAAGCGTGCGGCATGTGGGAGGCGGTTAGGCCAATCGGAATGTCGGGCTTTGCGCATTCCTCCCAGTAACCGGAGCGTCCGTCATCGCCGCGATACGTCACCCAGTAATCCCCGTCGTTCTGCCGGTTCGAGCCTTTGACGCGAGTGGTGAACCCTAGGAAGCACGAGCGCGGGAGGTCCTCGTAGGTTTTCGCCTGCTCTTTGACCGCTATCAGGTACGAGTCGCCCAAACCATCGGAGGTGTCTACGGAGAACTCGGCACCGTCGTTGCGCCCGATGAGGAGGCAATTGCCGTTGATCGCTACGTAGAACCCAGCGGTTGCCAGTGAGGTGGCCCCGGTCATTCCTGTGGTCTCACCCGCAGCGGCAGCACCCACACCGCTGTTGCCCCCGGTGTTTCGCATGCCGTCCACGGCCGCTGAGTTGGTGACGGTCGGTACCGCCGCGCTGCCCTTGAAGGCGCGATAGAAGGTGGCCGCTAGCTGGTTCGTGGTGATGTACGCCGCGTTGGCCGCTGCGGAGTTATCCGGGGTCTCGTAGCGGAACGTGAGGACCTTGTTGGAATACGCCGAATAGGTCCCAGTGACGACGCCAAGCGTCACGGTGACCTGGAAGGTGACCTTGTAGCCGCCGGCCCGGAAATAAACGATTGCCTCGTTGTACGGAGTTGGGGAGCGGTTGGTGGTGTCGATTGATGGCTTGACCTCGCGGCTCGCAACGAACGTGTAGTCCTCAAGTGTTGCGGCTCTTAGACTGTCGCGCGGGTCCTCAAAGGTCGAGATGTAATCCTCAGCGGCCGTGTACGTGACTTCGCACTCCTCGCCGGATAGGAGGTCGAACACGCGGAGGTGTTTCTGAGTTGGCGCGATGTCGTCCGTAAAGACTGCGAGGTAGTGTTCACTCTTGCCCCGCGCTATCTCATGACAGAAAGCCCGCGCGAATTTGGCCTCACGGATGAACCCAATGACCTCCACTGGAGGGCGCGCTTCGCATCCGTTGATGGGGGAGTTGATGCAGTCGTACTGCTCCTCCGCCTGGGTCTCTCGCCTCTGCTCCGCAACCTGCTGAGAGACACCCTGCACCAAGTTCGGAATGGTGTAGGACTTAAGGTCGGTTGCCACCCGCTAGCCCTCGCGCCCCCTAAGGCTCTCCTCCGCGCTCCGCAGTTCGAGGAGCTTGCGGATGTCATAGTGCGGATCGAAGATGGAGAGGCCTTCGTAGAGGAACACCTCGCGGAGTTCGTGCTCCACGGCCTGCTTGATGGCGAGCCACGCGGTTTGCACCACCTCGCCTTCCGTCATGTGATACGAGAGCGGCCACCGCCGGCCCTTCCACTTGATGGGCTCACCTGTGCGGTTACAGCGGGTCGAACCGGAGACCCTTAGGTGCGGATAGAGTCCCAGTTCGTCTGCGGCCCTTTGGCTTCCGTGCGCCCACACCATCTCGCCTGCCCGCGCGCTTGGCCACTCGATGACGAATTGGAGCGTTCCCTCGGGGAGCCCCAGAAGTTTTCCCACGCGAAGTTGGTTCACGATGTTCTGGAGGTCCACTGGACGCAATGGGGCCGCTGGGCGCATCGGCGTGGAATACGGAGAGGACGTAGGGGCCGCGCCCACAGGTGACCCAGAGGTGTGCAAGGAGTTCTGCGAATCGTCGGACGCCATCCGTGAGTGTTCCGTCATGTGATGCCCCAAGTAGCTCATTAGAGTCGCTTCCGGTTGACGCGGC